ATTTTACTCTCCAAAACTCGCTGCGAAATAGTGTGTAAAGGTGTGTAATGATGTGTAAATACCTTTTGTACTTCGCACACGTTGTTAGTGAAAAATTACTCTAATGAGTCAACAGGTACTTTCGGGGTACAAAAATATGCAAAACCGTGAAAATAAACAATGTTAGCCTAGATTGCTAACATTGTTTAATATATTGATTATTAGACTTTTATTTGTTATTGTTTGCTGGCGTTTTTCATCGTTTTTCAGTCCTTATTTACCGATGCAGAAACTATTTTCATAAGTATAATTTATTGATATATAGATATATAACGCATATTTTGTTACTCATAAGTAACAAAATAGTAACAAAATTGTAGCAAAAACCCTCTCACCTTTGGAAACTAAGGGTGAGAGGGTTATAAATTCAACGTGCCAATGGAGATACATTGACTGCACAAAGGTAATCAATTTAGAGCTAAATGCAAAAGGCGGTCGCCAAATTCTGACAACCGCCCTCCTAAACAATCTTTCTCCTAAAAACTAAATACCAAATATCATCATTTCTCTTACATTGTGATTAAATAAATCTCCGTATCAAATTCTTTAACGGCGTTCTGAAAGTCCATATAAGCAAAGCAAGCAATACCGCCACAAGCGCATTGAACCATTTTAAGCGGAACTCCTGCCATGCAGTCAAATCCTTTTCGACCATTACAGGCACTTCGACCTCCTTATCAACATATACTATGCTGTCACGATATATAATCTCCTTATCTGTCGGTACGGGCTTTTCCTGCTGTTTCGTTTCGAGCAAATGATGAAGCCTGCCTAATGTATCTATGGATGCCTTCGAGATAGCAAAATCATTTTCAAGCGTTGATGTAGTATCAGGAGTGACAACAGATGAAATCTGATGCGGTATTTCCAGCATAACCGTATCACGAATATATATACGCTCATATTTCGTTTCTACGCTCTTGTTTTGCGTTTCCTTTTGGATTACCTTTTGAGCCGTTGCGCAAGCTGTCAGCGCAAAGGAAAACGCTATTAGCATAAGGATAATAAACAGATGCTTCATTGCTCAATGTATTTGATTATACCATTTACATGCAACGCTGTGATTGCAGACTTTCCCTCCTCGCTCAAAAGATAATCTACGTCAGCCTTATTGTCTTGAAATAGGTTCTCTGTCAAGACTGCGGGGCAGTTTGTATCTCGGCATATTGCGAGGCTCTGCGTCCAGTAAGGCTCATCGGGCGAATATCTGCGGACTTTCAATCCTTTTTCTCCTGCTGCATCAATCAAGCAACAAGCAAGTGCTTTACTGTTCTTTGATGCGTTCTGCGAGATATAAGCTCCCCATCCGCAAGCATCGTGCCATTTGCCGTCAGCCCCAGCCGCATTGCAATGGATTGAGACAAGGATTGCTTTCTTTCCAGTATCGGCATAAATTCTGTTTGCTCGCTTTACTCGCTCGCTCAAAGGGATGTCGCTTTCTTCCGTCACAATTCGCTCTGCATCATATCCCCTTGCTTTGAGTGCCTTTTCAAGCCGCAAAGCAATCTCACGAGCGTATGCGTATTCCCTCAATCTTCCATCGGGCGACCGCTTTCCTGCGGTATCTACCCCGTGTCCGTTATCTATAAGTATCTTCATTGTCATAATTGATTGGTAATTCTGTGATAAAAATCAAGTTTGATATTGTCATAGACCGCTTTTACATTGGTGTAGGCACGGCTATTATTTGCTCCTGCCTCATTGTAAAGCTCGCTTTCGATAACTTGTGCAACCCATTCAATCCAGTCAGGATTGCAATACTCCGAAAGCCTTTTGCCTCTATATCGGAAATTATCAAAACGACTATTTCGGTCTTCATAGAGATTATGCAGGAGCGTATGGATTTTGGTCTTTGTCGCCTCTTTATCTACGATATGATTTTCTTCCCTGATTTTCTTGATAAGTCGGCATACCTTTTCGACCGCCAAATCAAAGAATACTCCCGATATGCTCTTGATGCGAAGTTGCGTTTCGGGTATCAAGCCCTCCGCAATATCAACCATCGCTTCACCGTTCTTTGTTGCTAACTCCTGCAAATATGTCAACTTGTCTGAATAATCGTTTAAGATATTCTCGATTACCGATTTGAACCATCGAAAACAGGTAATCATCAATCCCGATGCGAGCAAAAGGAATACGGCACAAATGACAATCATTATGCCGTAGTCGCTTATATCTTTCGCTACCTCTGTCACATGCTGCACTTCACTCATAGCAAAATCCTGATTAAGCGTCCGATAACTACTCCTCCGACCGTCAAGCCAAAGTCTACCCAATCCCATTTGCCGCCCCAAAGTTTATCTTTCAATTCAAGCGCGGCGGCAACGCCTATGCCTGCATAGGCAGCGCAATAGTTGCTGTCAGCACCTAATCCTATCAGGATGCCGCCGACACAATGTTTCCAACGATTGCTTGTTTTAAGCCATGTAATAATCTTATTCATTGCATTTCAACTTTTTAATTAAGGATGTGCCACAATGCAAAGGTAAACAAATTAGTGCCTATTAAGCACTAATTTGCGGACAATTTTATTTTATATGCTTCAAAAAGGCGAAATGCTTTCTCCTTGATAGGTAATCGGCATCATTCTCATTTGCATAGGCTTCATGTTCAAAAGAGATATTCCGATAAGCATTTCCTTTCATAAACAGCCTAATCAGCCACTCGATGATATACCAAATATAGAACGGCAGATAAAGCAATTCTTTCATCTGCTTTGTATGGATGCTTTCGTGATTGATTGTCGTTTGAGTGATATTCGCTCCTTTGCGAGCAAGTAGCACTCCGAATAGATTTATTGCCTTAAATCCCTTGAATGGCAGGATATTATTATATATTATTTTCATAGCCCTATTATTTACTGATATAGCCAGTCATTCATATTATGGATAAAGAAGATGAAAGAGCCATCATTACGGCTGGAATCATCGCTTATGTCAATGATAGCATAAGTAGTTCCCCTTTCTGTTACTGTCGGCTTTATTGGGAAGGATGAGCTGTTAACAGCGTATCCTAATCCTGTCGCCATGACAAGAACATTACTTGCTGAATTGAACCAATGGCTATCGAATGTTATTTTATATCGACCTTCCGCTAATCGCTCTACACTCATTGTGGAACGGTCAAAAGTCTTATAATTGATAGATGCCCCAGAGTTAGTGCCTGTCACTACGCCCATCGCCAAAGCCTTGATTTCTTTACCATAGCAATTTGCGGTCATAAGGTCGGTGCGATTTAATACAATCCAACCGTAGAACTCATCTTTTGTCCCATATCCCATAAGTTCTACGCACTCACGCGATACTTTTAGGCTTTCCTTTCCTACGCCATTCTCATAAAAGTATTTTCCAGTTGGAGCATCATATTGAATCATTCCTTCTGTTATGTCGCTGCCCCAACGGTAATTAGCGATGCACATTCTTCTGCCGCTTTGTTCTTTGCTCCATTCCAATGAGCCAGCGGTTATCCAACCGCCTCCAACAGCAATAGGAACGACATTATCATGTGTAGATGGTACGCTATCGCCTCCTATGACTATATCTATTGAGTCTGTTTCTCTCACGAATGGATTTCGCAATGAGCCTTGCAATGACAAATTCTGCATCTTGACATTTCCGCTCTTATCCCAAACTATGTTTCCTTTCGCTAATTGCCCAGAGCCGTCTATTCCGCTAAAAGAATACATTATAGTTCCATTGCTATTTACGGTCTCTATTGATACATTTTTCAATGATAGGACTTGGCTTACAAGATTGTTCCAGTCTATATAAGACTTATCATCACCGATATGCACCGCATTATTGAGTAAATCAATGAAGCTAATCCCGTCAGAGCTTACAATCCTATCGGTTGTGATGCGACCAGGCAATATCTCCGTAAAGCCGTATAAATCAACATAGCTTCTCTCTCCGTTGCTTTCAGAGTTCAGCACTCCGACAAGCAAATGATAATATCCGTCCACGTCATCCATTGCGATTGCTGTTTCAGACAAGACGAAAGTTCCTTTGGCGTTGGTATCATTACGGCTCACCTTGGCATAGAGATAATACTTGCTATCCGCTGCGGTCAGGACAGGAGAGAGGTATTCGCTTATTTCCCATACCTTATATTCCGATGCGCCGTGAGAGCTTGAAATTGAGGTGATGCCGAGCGTCATGTGCTGCAAGAAGCCGTGCGGACAATGAAGTTGCTTTATCGTATTATCATAGGTGATATTGTAAGTGACAGGCGTTAGATTGCTTTTGCTGTTCACGAAACGGAACTGCAAGCTCTCATCGCCTATAAGTGCCGCCATTGTTTGCACCGCAACTGGATTTACCGCAACGGAGAAGTCGAGCAATGAATCATTAAGCATCTCGATTGTTTCGAGAGCATCACGGAAACGCCTCTTTGTAAATTGGAGGATTCCTTTCTTTGTATCATTGATTACCACCTCCTGATTATCTATCTCTTTAAGCTGTGATGACAAGCTCTTGCCCGATACGGAATTTGATATTTCAAGCGAGGGCGAATAAGGCGAATTTACATAATCTTTGATGCCTGTAATCCTTATTGAAACGCCCTCTTTTGCAAATTGCTCATCCGAAAATAGGATATATGCTCCGACTTTCATATAGCCGCCGACATTGAGCCAATTACGTTTTGCCCATAATCCCTGCAACTCTCCATTGAACGTAAATTTTTGGTCTTCATTCTCATAGAGCTTCCGAGCCGCCTCACGGAACATATCCCATGACGCGCCCTCTTTGGTGAGATTATTACAGATATAGCTTTCAGGCAGCATAATCCCGAATACGGCATAAGTATCTCCAACAGCGGGTTTATAGCTCTCGTTCGGCATGGTGACACCGTCTATCTCCTGCGGTACAAGCTCAAATCTCCGCTCTGCGTGCTTGTATTTGAACTCGAACTGCTTGTCATCGCCTGCAAGCATTCCCGACTGGAATACGATTGTCGGCGTTTCTCCTGCAATGATGTAATCATTGAAATTAAGGTTGCTCGGTATCGAATTATCTATAAAGTCATAAAAATTATTATCGGCATCAATGACTTCAACGCCGCTCACCGTTCCCTCACGTGAGGGATATATATCAGAGCAATCAAGACTATCCTCTTTGACTGCATCCGAAATCTTGTCAATGCGCTCAATATAATAGCCTTGCGCGTCTGATTTATAAGTCCTGCCCTCATATTCGAGTGTCTGACCTTTCGGCAACAGAAGTTCAGGTGAGCCATACTTCGAGCGGTCGATATTCCGCTCTCCACCCTGCGTGTAAAGCCTCTTGATAGGCATCTCATCACTTTGCGTTGTCCTGCCGATACCCGGCACAAATCCATTGCCCTTGCCATAGCTCAACGGCAAAGGGTCATCCTTGAAATACTCTACCTTATGGAGCGAGATTACATGATTGACAATTTCCCATTCGGTCTCAAATAAATCGGCTACCGATTGCAGGGCATCGTCAATATAGACGTGATTGAACTCGATTGTTTTTTCATTGGCATCAATGCAAGTTCCTACGCTCCACACGCCGCTCCCTGCACGATTATTGAGGTTCTTGACTATTTCCTCGATAAGCTCGTGAGGCTTTGCGCACATTGAGTATTTCAAGCGTCCGTCCACGCTGTTGCGCATTTTATATAAGCCTAAATTGTCCTCATCTTGACCGAGCGTCATATCATAGGTGATATTCCGAGTTCCGCTCTTTTTGAGATTGGATGCAGCCCTCAAAACAAATTTCTCGTTCTGATACATGCACCATGCGCCCACAGGTATGTCTATATACTCCGACAAAGAGAATTTTAATATAAGCTGCGGTTTCGCCATCAAAGCCCGATAACGGTAGCTCGTATCATCTACCAATATATTATAAGTGCTGCTTCCGCAATGCAGGGTAATCATAACTCATTCTTTATTGTAATTGAAATAAAACCGTCCAAATATCCTGATGCTGACGTAATAGAGCAATGCAATCAGCACAAGCCAAACAATCTTCCACGGATTTGTATGCTGTCTTAATGATAGCTTTGTCATCCGAGAAAATAAGCATCTATCCGCTGTCTTTCGGTCTTGCTCATTGCCTCCCTTGTCGTAATCATCATCGTGCATACAGCAAGGCACATAGAATGTCTTGGCATAGGGAGGCTTGAAGTATTTGAGCAAGCCTTTGGAGCATCCGCAACCGTTACTCATCTGCAATCAGCTTTTGATAATCTACACTATCTTTCTCGTTCCATCCCTCATTTAAGGCGGTGACGATGAATGCAACCGCTTTCGTATAGAAATCGGTAAATTCCGACAATTCGGCAAATGTGTGATATATCGGATTGCAATCTTCATCCTCTCCGAGCTTAAACTTTATCGGCAAGGTCGCTCCCTGTGTCTGAACGGCGAGGTCGTATGCGGCTTTGAAATTCATTTGATTTTCTTGCGATAGATAGACATTGCCGCCGTTCCATTGGAAGCCTGTCAATATGCGCTCATCGGTGAAATGGTCGATTAAAGCTGTGATGTCCTCTTTAAGTTCCAATTCATCGGGCTTATGGTCATAATACTTGCGCCAATTATAGCCTTGCTCATCATCTCCATTTACTCTGCCATACCCGAATATAAGGAGATAATTATTATCGCTTAACTTTACAACTTGGTCTTGACGCTCTGTTGCGCTTACCTTAAAAAAATCTGTCTTGCCCATATCTCAATCTTTTTATGTAAATTTATATTTGACCTTATTATCGCCGAAGTATTCAGCCGCTATCACGGTAGAAAATGGTATTTCACCCATTTCTTCCAATTTGTCGAGATTGCTTTTCATCTCATCGCAATCAGTAAAGAACTTGCTCAAACTGCCGTTTCTTGTATCTCTGAACTGCACAAGCCAGCGCAATCCGAATTTAGTCTGCACGTCACGCTCAAAATCAAGTACCTCAATCCTTACGTTTACAAGCTGCCTTAATTGGGTCGTGCCGTTTGCAAACCGCTTCTTTCCGTCTTTCGGCGTATATGTCACATTCAATGATGCAAAATCTTTCATCCTTTTCTTTTTTAGTTTGTTCAATTCGGAGGGATATAACAGCGTTTCCATAAGATGCCAGCTTTTACAATGCTTCGCCATGCCCCATACAGAGCCGATTATCTCCTGCCTCCGTTTTCTGCTTTTTACTTTTTTCAGCTTACGGGCGAAGTTCTGCTTTATCCGCTTCCGCAGCTTTGAATGCGTTGGGTATATCACAAATCCGAGGAAGTCTAAGCCCTCCTCAATAGGAAAGACGCGCTCGTTCTTTTTTATCTCCTGCCCGATACACTCTACCTGTTCATGCACTATACCCCTGCACTCCCACAGATAGAGTTTCGTACCGCTGCCTATCAAGCCATCATCGCAATATCGGTAGAAATGCTTTACCCCGTATCGGTCTTTCAGATAATGGTCGAGAAAGACGGATAATAAGAGATTGCACACGCCTTGCGAGGCTCGTAATCCCATGCTCATTCCCTCTGGCATCAGCCGTACAAACTGCTCCATAATAGATAGCAAGAGTTTATCCTTGAAAACTCTTTGCAGGGCATACATAGCGAAATCCTGCTTTACGGTATCATAAAACTTTCGGATGTCGAACTTATACCAATACCTTATATCGGGATATAGCTTCATATCATTTACGATATAGGCTTTAAGCTCGTGCATCCCTCTGCCTTTGATTGATGCGGAGGTCGTGCGGATATACCTTTTGCGAAGATGCTTATCGACAACGGTCATCACCGCATTTACTTTGATACGAGCCGCCATGCAATAAACCTGAATGTTCCTGACCTTTCCACCCTCTATAATGGTCTTTGTCTTGCATCCATGATTTTTCAGTTCTGCATCTGTCGGCTTTCTATGGTGAGGAAATAGCGATATTTTTCCCGATAATATCTCTTGTTTTACAATTGCAAGAAACTCCTCCCGATGCTCGATGAGCCATTTGCCCTCATACATCTCTTTTCGGGCTGTTCCTCGCACGACCGTATCAAAAGATTGTTCGAGATTGCTTTGCTCGATAATTTCTTCTATGATAAATCCCTCACGCTTCATTGTGATATACCTTCAGTTTCCGCAGGTCTAAGGTGTTCGAGAATTGACCTACCAACCTCTACCTGCAATAGTCATTTTTCAGTTTTCCGATATAGTATCGCTGTTACTGAGGTTCGGGTTTCTCGCCCTTGCGTCCATGCTATCCCGTAGCATCATCGTATAGGGGCGATTTTGGTGAATATCTTTTTTTCTGTTTGCAAGCCGAGAGCCGTTATTCGTATTCGAGTTCGAAGATGCGTTATTCGCGTTCGCATAGGCGAGACCGCCATTCGCATTCGCATTGTTGTTCGCACGACCAACGACACGGCGATTGAAACCCTCTGCCTTTTCGTCCTGATATTTTAGGGAGGGGGCGGTCTATCGACCGCCACGCTCACGCTTTGTCGCTCTTTTCGTTTCATTGCTTTATTCATTTGTTATCTCAATTTCACCACGGAAGGCAAGCCGAGAGCCGCTAACCGCATACGAGCCCGAAGATGCGTTATTCGCGAGCGCATAGGCGAGACCGCCAACCGCATACGCATTGTAGCACGCACGACCAACGACACGGCCACGGCTGTTGGTATAATAATTAGCATCGCAATAATTTGAAGCCCATACAGAGTTATCGGTTGTTGTCTTTGATGCTATAATATCACAATATCTGCCATGCCTTACCCTGCCGATGCAATATCCCGAATTAGTGCTTAATCCCTGCACTGTTCTTTCGGTCTTGCTTATCGGGTCGTAGATATGCCAAACAGCATCAAGAGGATATTCGTTATTCTCAACGCATCGGTCTTTCTTATATTGAAGCCATGACGGCACATTGACGGCAACATTATCCATCACCTCCCATGTGCAAGCCATAAAACTTTCAAATCCGAGGACTTTATTTCCGCTATTGCTGCCGATTATGGTTCGGTCGCTGTCTGCATTTCCGAGAGCATCGGTATATCCAGTCATGCCGCCTGCTCCCTTTCCATATCCACACATAAGCTGTGCATCCCTCGTTCCATTGAGCGAATACCAAAGGATAGCCATCAGTTTGCTCATTTCATAGTCTATAAGCTGGAAGCCATTGCCACGTCTCATTGCGAGGTTCATAAAGTCCTTATAGGTATAGTTCAGCGTTCCGACAGGCGTATTCTTAGGCGTTCCGTCATCTTCATAAGTCCATTCGGTAGAAGTCGCCGATGTTCCGTTGCCTCGCTGCACCGTTGCGCCGCTGACAGAGCGGAGTTGCCGCAAATTATCAACCGAAGCCTCATATACGCCTCCGAGCCATGCTTCACTATGCACCCAATCAGGCTCAATCGCCTCTATTTCCGAACTATCGACTGCAATCGCTTCAAGCTCTGAATTTGCAGCCAAAGCGGTAAATGCGAAAGTCTTTGCTCCGCTCGGCACATCAATGAAGATATAATCACCGTCAATGAAATCAAACATATTGCCGCTGACCGCCATATTATACTTTGATATGATGATGCCTTGCGCATTGAGGAACACGGCACCGATAGCGGAATTATTCAACCCCGGCCATCTTACTTGCTTCATGCCCTCGACATCCAACTGATATACATTATAGCTGGGTGTTTCCGTCAATACTCCCGATGTTTCCAATGTGCTTTCATTTGGCGTGACATCAGTAATGATGATTGCCATATTCTCATTGCGGACAATGTTTTTAAGCTGCTTTCGGTTCGTTTTATGTGCGGTAGAAAGAGGCTCATCCGTGAGTGATGACCATGCAATATACTTCTTTTGGTTCTTGAAGTCATTGATGCCCTTGTACCATAATGCAGGGCAGCGCATGAATACATCAAAGCCATCACCTAATTCATCCTTATAATCAAACTCCGTTCCGTCTGCAAGCTGCTGGTAATTGCTTTCGCTGATGCGCTCTCCTTTCCATTTGCCTATTGATGCTTCGAGCTTCCCCTTTACTGGTATCAGCTTCTCCCGAATTTTCAGCATGTGTCCGCTCGCCTCATAGCTTTCTCCTGTCGTATTATTGTCAAGATTGGTGATATTCTTCGGGTCGTTCACCGTATCATCAAACACGACCATAGTAAATTGAGCATTATGCAAGTCGAGGGCGGGGAAATAGTCTGCAAGCTCATTGAAAGCTGTATCTTCGATAAGATGCGTCAATATCCATTGTCCTGTCAGACCGTCACAAGCATTGTCGAGGTCAGAGCCAATGCCTTTCGCTCCTGATGCTTTGAGCGCGTCAAGTATCGTGGTATCGGCGGTAATTTCCAAATCGGGCATCGAAATCTCTTTTACGCTTGCACCGCCTCCGACTACCGCTGTAAGCAATGACATGGCATCAATCTCGCTGCATCCCGAAAGCTGCAAACGCTGTATGCTCATCACTCCCTCAATAGTCAGACCACCGTTCGGATAAGTCAGATTAGGCAGATTTACCAGAGATAGGGCGGTCATCGTTTCGGGTAACTGCATTGTCTCAATCGGCGAAGTCTCGGCAGGAGTGAAAGTCTGCAAAGATGAGCCTTTTGCCAACAGCTTTACCAATCGAGGGCAATAGGTAGCGTCAATCGCCTTTATCGGGAAATTGCGCACATCCAATTCTTCGAGGAATGGAAGCTGACCGAGATTGAGCGTATTAAGCTCCTCGCCTGTATTTGTGGCAGGAGAATAGCCATCGCCTCCGATAATCAGCTTCTTAACAAGCGTAAGTTCAGAAATATCCCATCCCGATTGTTTGGGAGTGGCATTGCGCACATCAAGCTCTTCAATGCGCTCTGCTCCGTAAATATAGAGCATCACACCGCTACCGAGGTTTGTATTGTTCGAGTGCAATGTTGCACTTTCTCCTGCTTTCAGATAAACGCTTTCCCTTGCGCTGCTTGCTTGGTCTACTCCGATGCCAAAAAATCCATCTTTCGCTGCCTTGATTGTCACACTCATATTCGTGCCTGTGCATCGCATGGAGATTGCAGAGGAAAATGTATCGCCGCATTGATAATATCCGTCACGATAAAGGAAACGGGTAGCCACATAATCCTCCAAACGCTGAATGCTCAATCCGTGCAGTGCATAGAAATAATTATCGCTTGATTTGGAATGCTCAATATACTTTCTTATGCCATCATAAGATGATACGAGCTTCGGCCATTTCTGCAAGCGGTCGGTAATCCAATACTTGCGGATGCCCTCTGGCGAGAACGGACGCAATCCCGATGTTAATTGTATGCTTCTCATCGTGGCGGCAATGGATGCTACCGTCACCGTCTTTGTCGTGTCCGCTGTATCGCTGTCGCTCTCATAATCTTTCAGCCAAATGTAATCAGACTTTGCAAGTTGCGTAAATAATACGCTGTCGTGACCTTGATAATAGCCGTTAGGGTCATTATTCGGGTCAAGTTCGGCAGGGATAGTCAGACCACAGTCATTATCAGAGCCGAGGATTGTATCACCGTCATAAAGGTGATTTAGATACATCCTTGTTTCACCGTCAGTATCGAGATAGAAGCCTACCATCATGTTTTTGCTTCGCTGGTCAACGGCTGCGATATAATCGGTAAATACATGGTAGCAAATCATTGAATGGACATTGGCGACCTTGTGCAACTCATGCTTGAATTTCAGCAAGCGGTTTGCGGTCGTTCCGCTTACGCTGCTTCCGTCAAGCATAATGTTTCCGTCAGCCTCCGTCAAGTTCTGATTGCATTGCTCGCACCATTCAAGCCACTTATAAAGCGAATAAGGAACTTTCCTACCGTCCTCGTAGGCTTGGTTCAAATCGTCATTGTCGGGATAACGGCTCTCAAAGTAATTCAGCCATACAGGAGTGCTGTCATCATCGCTTTTCGGGGCGAGCATATCATCAACGCTCTTGACACCTTGAAACCAGTCCATAGCGTTATAGGCAAGAAGCTCGTAATTTTCAACTGGGTTTACCACATCGCCCGTGATGCGCCAACGACCGCCTGTATAGGTCATCGTGCCTGTTGTTTCTTTCCATGTGCCGTCCTGATAGCGGAATACCATGTGATTAGGGCCGCAAAACTCGCTCAAAACATAGACCTCTGACGTATCCCAATCGCCCTTATCAATCGAGGAATTGAAATCTGATAAGGCCTGATTTTTAGCTGCGATAAGCTCTATAAAGTCGCCATAATTCAAACAGCCCTCATTATAGCCCTCCGCATCTTCAAATCCGAATACTGCGGCATCTCCTTTGTCATCATTCCAATTCCCTTTTGCATGGAAATATCCGTAAGACGGAGAAGTCGCGTCAGATGAATGTTCATCGGTTCGGAAAAAAGCGCACGGTATGCTGTCAATCGAGGTATTCAGCACATATTTCCCTGTATAGGCATTCTGTGCAGGGGTCATATAATTTGCTCCCAATGCTCTTTGCAATTCATTGAATAGCTGCGTTGATGCGCCGTTATTTGCGCCGCCGCTCTCTGAATAATCGACCTTTACCGTGATGATATTGGTAGGCACAGATGTTTCTATCGGTTGCACACGGTGATTGGCGGCATTAGTCGCACATTCATCGTATTTCAAAAGGTCATCGCCTGAAAACTCGCTACGGTCGTGCAATAGCGTGATTGTTGCCGCTTTGAGCTTCATTTTGATATTCTTTATCGGGCGCATGGATGACGTTGTTCCCTGATTGCTTACCGTTACGCCAATAGCTTTGAAATCCTGCCAAGGTCTATCAGGGAAATAAGCATATACATCGAGTATTCGAGTGGTTTTCTTATCTCCGTCCAGACTTTCCAAATAATCGGGATAGTTATCCGATGTATTAGCGGTGTTTGCGTTTTTGCATAGCACAAAATAAGGAATGCCGATATTGAACAATGAGGCAGCTTGCGGGCGATTGGTCGCTGGCTTGCCCTCTGCCGACTGTGAAGCCATTACCTGATTGTAATTGTATTCCGTAATCATACTATCAGCATCAGCGAGTTTGAGCAAATAATTGTCGAAGCTCTGCTCAAATGAATAATAGGTTTCCCATGCCCTGATATTATACAGATACAAATCGCCATCCGTACCGTCAAAGGAGATAGGCGTTGCGTGGCGACCGAGCGTTCCGCTGTCATAATAGCAAGCTCCGATAAGCTCGCCATCGAAATACATCTTCGCAACTCCAATGCCAGCGTATGGTGCTTGGCTTGTAGGCTCGATTACTATTGCGACATCGGTAATGCTGTCATCCTTGATTGCAGAGGTTATGGTATGCGCAACCGTTGCAGCATTGTCGGTCGTGAATACCACATTCTTTCCTGTCACATAAAAGCCGAAACCGTTAGCGATGCAGGAAATGAGCCTTGCTTCATCATCTGCCATATGACGCACACGGATGCGGAATTGTACCGCCAATCCGTTTGTTTCAATCGCCGCTTGATTGAACGGCGCATAATCGAGCGAGGCTTTCACATTCTCTGCGATACGCAAAGCCATCAATCCGCTGTCATTTTCCGTGCCATATTCCTCTGTACCGAAGCTGTCTTTGACAAATCCGTTGGTCGAATAATTCGCTCCGATTACAGACAAGGTATAGCCGTTGTCGGTAATGCTCTTATCTGCGTCCGCATTGCTTCTGCCCGACATATCCATATCTACCATAAGCTGTGCGGTAACAGGCTCGATGTCAAGCAATGTTCCCGAAACCTTGAAAGATGCGGTTGCCGAGGTTTGATTGTCTGCTTTTGCTTTCAGATTGATTGTAACGCTTCCGTCTGTCTGATAGCCCGATACTCGCTGTGTATAGGTATAAGTCATCGAACGGTAGGCGAGTGTCGTTTGCTTGACCGTATCCTGCTGTCTGACCGTTTCTATAATCTCAACCTCTATCTGCTGTGCAAGCGGATTATAAGCTGCAAAATCCATTGAAATGGTTTCATATTGCTTTACCTCCGCTGTCTGCTTTTCTGTCAGCCATCGGGTCACGACAATTGGGGTGGTATTGCTTTGATTTACCACCATTACCGCCGTATAAAGATAATTGCCGACAACACCTGATGCAATATCCACTCCGTGAATGCGCAAAGGATATGCGCCGTGTTTCAGCACAGAGCCGAGGCAATTATTGGGATTGATGCTTACTGAATGGGAATAGGTATCTGAAACGGTAGCCGTTCCGAGTTCTTTCCATTCTCCATTAAGATATATCTCGGTTGTGCAGAGAATGCCCTTGTCGCTTGCGTTATTGGGGAAACGATACATCGGCAAACTCTTGATTGCGCCGCCCTCTTGTATCACGGTGGATGCGGTATAATTCAAAGTCTGCTCGCTTCTGATAGTCACATCTACTGCTGTCACATTGATGTTTCGGCTTCCGCTATGCTCGCTGTCATCGTAAGCGATAAGACGGAATTTGCGCTGTGATGCCTGTGCGAAATATGCCGATAAGTCGAAAGAGAAGTCAAAGGTCTCATTGTCGGCTGACGATGCCTGATTGAGGCGGTACGTTTCGAGAAGCTGATTGGTATCTCTGTCGTAAAGTTCGACCCTCTCAATAAGGTTGGCAAGCTCTTGCCCTCCTTGCGTGGTGACGCTTCGGATTGCGGCATTGAGTATCATTGAGCCTCCTGCCTGTCCGTACAAAGGCGAGCTTTCAGGTATGATTGTGACGATTGTTCCAGAGCTTTCGCCGCTGCCTGTGCCAACCGCAAATTGATGCTCGTTGCCGACCATTTCGCCTTTCCCGTTCACCATTGATATTTTGATTACGCCATCCTCCTCGGTATTGACATTGAGGTCTGTCGGGATAAGATTGTATGCTCCGCCTGTGGAGAAAGCATCTTTTCCTCCCTCCTCCGGCTCATCTTTCGTCTCAATCTCCGTACTTGCTCCTCCTCCGAAATCCTGCCATAATGCAGCTTCTCCGAAGTCAGTAGCCTCGCCCTTAAATTGCTTGGTTTCCCATGTGTTATCGGCGGTCTTATAAGTGATGACAAGTCCGCTCTTTGCATAGGTGATGCCTGTCGAGGTCTGCAATGTCTTGATTGCAGCTATCGCATATTCAAGTGTATAGAAAGATGCTGACGTGCAAGCTCCGCACAGATAATCTACATTGATGAGCATTTCATCTCCTGCCGACATCCCTGCAAGGTCGAGCCAATTATTCGGATTATTGAAATTGACCTGTGAGCTGTCAGCACCGATATATTGATATGTTTTCCATGACATATCAGCAATGGCAAACGTGATTTGTATGCCGACTGTGGTATATCCTTTTTCATACGCCTTTGCGATTGCTGTTTCAAGCGTATAATATCCCATTGTGAGCGGTGCGTCATTGGTGACATTGTAACAGTTCCCGACCGTTGCAGAGCCTCCGAATTTGCGCCAATCTTCATCGCCTGCCCAGTTCGAGCCTATCCATTGCCAGCTTTCCCAACCGCTTGCTCCCTTGAATGTGAGGACAACGCCGCTGACCTTATAAGTAGCCGCGTCATCACGAGCATTGATAAGCTGTCGTATTGATTGTATGGTCGATGTTTCATTAAGTGACAAAAGCACATTGGCATTGATGAACATTCGGGGCGCAACGGTCTTTTCGACAAGCTGCTTAATCTCCTCCTCATTACCTCCTGCCACGACAAGATTGTTCTCGCTATCATCCCAAACGTAAATGAGGTTATTGAAAGTATAAACCTTATTTTTAAGGATTTCTGTACGATTGAAATTAAGATAGCTATCGGCACCAGCCCAATTATTATAATACTTGCCATCAGTAGCATATAAAGCGAAAACCCGCTTATTCTCAACATAAATGACCTGTCCGCTTAGAACTGTGCTTGCTTGCTGTATCGTAGCGGTCGGGATGATACCGTCAAAATGCGATAATCCCGAATTATTGGCTGCGGTCTTTGCTGCATTAGCGGTTTCAAGTGCTGTGCCTGATTGCTCTGCTGCTTGTTCTGCCGCTGTTTTCGCCTCTTGTGCTGCTGTTGCTGCATTATTGGCTGCGGTCTTTGCTTCTGTCGCTGCGGATTGGGCTGCGGTCGCCTTACTCTTGGCATCCGCTGCTTCCGTCACGGCATTATTATACGATTTGAGCAAATCGCCGAGAGGCACTTTAACGCTCTCGTTTTGAGCATTGACACCCAATGTCATCAATCCGTCAGTCGAACCGACTAACGGCAATTCGGAAATTCTTTTCTTTTGGTCTGCCATAAATCCAAAATTTTAATTGTTTACATAAATTCTGCTATTGCCGTCCTCGGTCACGATAAACTCTCCCGATTGCGTTATAAGGTAGGATATGCCGCTTCGAGGTCGTATCAATATGCGTGCAGGGTCTTCCTTATCCTCTGTAATCACCCAATCGTCATCCTCCGTAGCAAGGAGCATATATTGACTTATCGGTCTGCAATCGGTGAAAGTCAGCACAACGGAAAATTCGCACCATACATGACCGTTATTCAATATCTCGAACTTGGTAACGCTGTTCTTGCTGTAATAGCAATCATATAAAGCGTCCATCTCCCCGAATAGGAATTGTCGTGCTTCGGGCTGCATCAGGACTGAAAAAAGCGCATTCCAACGCTTCCAAAACTCATCTATATCATCGGTTCTTATCAATAGCTTCAAAGTCGCGTCTTTGGTCTTGAAAAATACGCTTTGGCTGTCATAGCTCACTCCTGCGGTATCTTGTGTGCTGACGGATAGATTAGACCTCACATTCGGGGTCTTTCGTAAGCTGTCATCTGTTCCTTTGAGGATGTAAGAGCCGAACTGCGACATATCAATGCCGTCAAGCTCATATCCGAATTGGGCGACTTCCGTATCTCCAAATTCGTATGGACTTTCATCGGGAACGGCAGGGAAATCATCGGCAAACGATAATGTCAGCTTTCCGAGCTTGATAAAAGAGGAAAATGTGCCGTTCGATGTCAGCCTCAATTTATAGCTCTTTTTCAAGTCCGCGAAATAGAATGTATGATATGCGCCTTGTGATATATCATTGAAAAAATCTTCTGCATACCTTACATTGGTGATGCAGAACTGGATATTGAAAGTCTTTGTATCAAGTACGGGAGCGGTTAAATCGACTTCCTCACCGTCAAACTCTGGCCATTCGGTGCTGTCGAGCTTTTTGAATGAGGGCATCTGTATGAGTGCCTTATACCCATACTGCTCAACGAAAATGCCGTATTCGAGAAAGGCATCTTCTCCGTCAACCAATAATTTGCCTTGCTGCGTCATCTTACTATCGCTTTATCTTTGGTGATATATGACACGCTCGATTTTGCATCATTTTCAATCTTGACAACGGCATATCCCGATGCAATGATGGAGGCTCGTGCGCCGTGCATCAAATAAACTCGGTTTCCTGCGGTTTCCCGATAGTTCAGCATAGCGGATGAGTTACCCACCAAAAAGACGCGGCGAGCCTCTGAAAGCGAAATTTCGCCGCAGTCAATATACACGCCGTATCTTTCGGGATGGTATTTCTTGAACTTGCGGAAAGTCGCTAAATCGGGAAAATTATATCGGGTAAGGAACTCGATGCCTTGCGGTGTGAACATAAGCCTGATAAGCTGCTCCAAATTCTCTGTTCCCTTGAACATGGTGCAGTCTGCGAGCTTTTGAGCAAGCTCTTTGTTTCCGATAGAGGCGCATATCATTTGCGCTTCATCTTTGGCTTTCTGCCATTCTTTCTGTATTTTCTTGATAAGCTCTTTCATATCATGTGCGAACTTTTATTCCTTTGGTCTGTATATCTCCTACATCGCTTCTGATATTTCTGATATTGATGTTCATCGTATCAAGTTTATCATTCATTCTCGATGTATTTTCTTCAATCCCTGTCAGCTTTTCAAGCATTGCGTTGCTTGTGCGGTTAAGCTCGATTACGCCTTGATTGATAGAGTAGGTATGCCCTTGTATGGTCGTGAGCCGTGCATTATTTTCATCAACGCTATCCTGTGAGGCGGTTGCAATGCCTTTCTCTGTGCCTTGTCGTTCCTCATCGCCAGAGAACCAGTCTGTGACGGTATCAGGCAAAGCCTCCCATATCTGCTCAAATTGAGTGCCTACCATATTGAGGTCGTTTGCAAACTGCCCCATCGAATCAATGACGGTCTGAATGCCTCCGTTAAAGCTGCCATCACTCCCGAACCATTTTGTCTTATACTTATCGAATATCGCTCCGATAGGTGCTTCAAGATATTTCTGTATAAGCATCCTTTGCAGGACATCGGCGACAATATCCTTGACCTTATCGTGCCATGCCTCCATCGCATCCTCGCCCTGCCTTGCTGCTTCGATAAAAGCCTGTCCGAGTTCGCTTGCCAAATCCTCTGCGGTATAGCCGATAATATCTTCAAGCATCTCATTGATGATTGTAGCCATTTGTTCGGCATTCTCTTGAATTTGACGCTGCCACTCTGCAATCTGACCGCTATCGCTGTCTTTCTTATCATTCTCGGCATTTATCTGATTTTGCAGCAATATCTGTTGTTCTGCAAGGTTTTCAAGTTGCGCACGGGCATCTTTATATTTATCTTCTCCGAGTGCTTTATCTGCGGTATATGCTACTCCTGCATAGGCATCTGCAATCTTTTGGATTGATTTCTCATATATCTCATTTTGATAGATAAGTTTACCGATTTTATTGCCCCAAAATAAGCCAAACCTTTCTGTCACATTATGCAGCTTCAATACCTCATCTTCTGTTTGAGAGAGGATATTCTTCAGCTTTTGCAGGGCATCGCCTGTATTTGCTTGCAAACGCACGGCATCAGCATTATCAAGCTCCCATTGCAGTTGGTCGATATGCTCTTGCAAACGTTCAATCTCCTCTTGCTTCTCATCGTCATCATTGAATAGATTAGCAATGGCGGTCGCAATCTGCAATGCTGCCGAAATGACTGCAAGGATAACAGATGCTTTCTCTACGGTGGAAATGGCTGCTGCGGTCGCTGTTGCCGTACCTTGTACCGCCGTGCCTGTCGCTTGTGCGGTGGTCTGCATTGCAGATGCTACGCTCTTACCCGTGTCGCCGATAGCATCAATTACGGTAGAGGTAGCATCCAGCATTTCAGAGATAAATCCTATCGACTTATCTATGCTGTCCGCCACGTCATCGGAAAATACAGATGCAAGATTTGACGCTTTGCTGCCCACGTCTTTTATCACGGTATTTACAGATTTCAACTGCGTAGCGAAGTTCTTATAAGATACCGTGATGTTATTTCGGGCTTTAAGCGCATTTTGCTCTGCTTTGTTGCTTTTTTCGGTAGCTTGATTGAGCTTATTTTGAGCCTCTGCGGTTGCATTGAGGGCATCTTTATATTTCTCGCTATCTTCTGAAAGAGTACCCTCGGCAACCTGTGCTTTCAACTGCTGCTCGTATGCCAATGCAGCATCATATTCCGCTTGTGCCGCCGTCAGTTCTTTCTGTGCGGTTGCATAGTCATTGATAGCGGTGACAAATTCCTCTTTATACTTGCTGATGTCCTGCAAGGACTTTGCAAGAGCGGTGAACGGATTGCGTGATGCAATCTCATCTTCAATCTTTGTCATAGCCTCTTGCAAATCCTTTATATCTGACACATTCATAGAAGAAGTATCTACCGACTTTATTTTTTCAAGCGCATATTGCAATGACGATATGGATTGCTCGCCGATATTGCCAAAAACAGCCTCCCAATTTATAGAGCTTTTCAGATTATCGAGCTTTACATTGCTGATGGCATCTTCAAGTTCCTTTTGAAGGGAAAGCGTATCGCCTTTGGTCTTTGCATCCCTTATCTTTCGGGCATACTCCTCTGTAAGTGCAAGTATTTTCTCCTGCATATTGCCGTACTTGATATAATAGTTGTTCATTGCTTCGGTTTGCAAATCGGCTTCTTCCTGCAAGGCTTTTTCGGTCGCTTTCTTTTGCTTTTCCTCATTCAATTTTCGGGCTGCATCCAAAGCATCTGTCTGGTCTTGCGTTAAACCATTTGAGCCAACCGTTACGCCAGCTTCTTTGTTTTCCTTTTTCCAATCGCTTTCCTGCTTGTTGAGTTTGTTTTTCTGTTCGGTATATTCGAGGTCTATCATGGCGAGCTTCTTTGCCAAACCCTCCTCCATAGCCTCTACTTCTGCTGCTTTCGTTTCTTGCTCAATCTGCACGAGTTCTTGACCGAGCTTGCGTTTCTTTTCAGCACGGCGTTGCTCCTCTTTCTCCTCTTTTTCGGCTTGCTTTTTTCTCTTGTCTGCATCCTTGTTTTCAGACGGTTTGGTAGCATCATAAGCCTTTTTAGCGGTAGATAAAGCGTCTTTCAGTTCCTTTGCTTTCTTCTCATAATCCTCTTGTGTAAGATTATTGGATGTGTCGGCAAGGAAATCATTATACTCTTTCAATGCTTTTTCGTAATTCTTTCGTGCAGATGCTCCCCAATCAGAACTTGAACCTTTTGGCAGATTGCGGCGGTTCTGCTCCGATTGCAGTTTGTTAAGCTGATATTGCAGCTCATCACGGGAGAAAGTGCCAGTCAGACGTGCGTTTCCCTGCGTTATTGTGCCGTATTGCTTTTCTTGCGTCTGCATGAGAGCGAGCAAGTTCTTTCGTTGTTTGATTTGCTGTTCGAGCGTCTCATTACTTATTCCTGTCAAGTTCTCGAAATAGGCATTGACATCCTCTTTTCTGACTTGCGTTTTAAGGCTTTTACGTTTGTTGTATAGATTTTTAAGTTCAGCTTCCTCATTTCTATTTAGACCGCCGACTTTCATCGTATAAGCACCTACCGTAGAATATCCTGTCACATATTGCACATCGGCTTTCTTTTTTTCAAGCTCTGCAATCCTTGTTTCTACACTGTTTAATTCGTTTTGAGGACGTGTAATAGACTGACCTGCTTCAAGCTCTGCAATTTCCTCCTTGATTTTCTTGATGTTTTTCAGTTTCTCGTATTCTGTATCATATTTAGCGAAAATATCAGGATATTTCATTTCGAGCTTATTCAAAGCCTCACGACGCGTATCAGTTGCAACGGCTTCATCGCCAGCAACGGCGCAAAGCTCCTCGATTTTGCGTTTATGCTCCTCTTCTGCTTCGATAGTCTTTTGCTTTGCTGCCTGATAATCTTCTTCCGCTTCTCGCATAAGCTCTGTTTCGGTTTTCATCGAAATTAAAGCGGCGACTACTCCTGCTATGAGGGTAGCGATAAGCACATAGGGATTGGCAAGCATTGTCGCATTGAGCAACTTTTGCGCTTTCTCAACAACGACAAGCCAACCATAATGAATTGCCTCGGCTGCGGTCAAAGCACCAACTCCTGCCGCCTGCAAAGCATGTGCAGCGGCAACAGCCATGCAAGCGGTACGATATACGCCATAAGTAGCGACAAGACTTAAAAGCACACGACCGACCTGCTCATAATTGGCGACAAGGGATGATACAACGCCGAGTGCATCATTGATGATGCCCTCTGATTGTTTTCCTATGTCATTGAACATAGAAGATATAGCATCGCCGATATTGGAAATCTGACCTGTGATGGTCTTGCTCTGCTCCTCCATGAGATTGTAGAACATACCGCCCTCATTGGTAAGATTTTGGATGACCTTTTGAACTTCGGGAAATCCAACCTTACCCTCCTCAACCAATTCTCTCACTTTGCTTTCAGCAACTCCGAGCACATTAGCAAGTTCTCTAATCATCGGGATGCCTCTGCCTGTGAATTGATTAAGGTCGGCGGTATATAGTCTGCCCTGCGTCATCGTAGTACCGTAGAGATAGACCAAATCATTAAGCGGCTGTGATAGTCCTGCGGCAATGTTTCCGAGCCTTATAAGGTCATCGTTTACATTGTTCACATTCTCACCATAGGCGAGCAACTGTCTTGCGCCATTGGAGATGCTTTGCAGGTCAAACGGAGTTTTAGCGGCGGTGTCAAGCAACTGTGTCATCAGTTCGGTTGCTTTTTCCTCGCTGCCGAGCATGGTACGAAATGCGACTTCAAGTTGCTGGAACTCGCCTCTGACATTGATTATTTGCTGTATTAGAGATTGAGCGGTGAAAGCCACGCCGATGCTTGCGGCTGCTTTCGCAACATTGCCGAGAACATTACTCAAACTCATGCTCTCGTTGGATATATCCTGCATGGATGCTTTGATGCCGTCATTGGTCTTGCTTACCGCTTTCCCAATGCCGTCTATCTTGGTATTCATGCGGCTTTCCATTGCTGCAATTTTAGCCTCAATCTGGGTAATGCCTGATTCAAGACCTTGCAAATCGACCGCTGTTCCAAAACTTAAAGCTCCGTCTTCCGTATTCATGCTTTCACAATTTCTTCATCGTCAGTAAAATCTTTGAAATTATCAGGATTGTTCGCATCCTTGCTATCGTCATATAAAGGCTTATCATCCTCTTTTTCATCATCAGGCATCGGCAAGGCTCTGCTATACATCACAGCGTTTACATAGCTGATATTATACAAAGCGTATTTTTCGGTAACGCCCAATGTCTTTGCAATGCCGAGGACGGTTGCCCAAATGCTATCGTTTAGCCCACTTCCTTTGTTGGCTGTATGATATTTGCCTCGCTTAGGGAAGTGGTAATGGAGAAAAAATAGCCTATCTCCAAATCGCTTAACCGTTGAACAATTGTGTCATACAAGGTCTTTGCACCTACGGTCTTGATGATTGCATCTGCGAGTTCTGCCTTTCTATCAATGACTTCCACTATTTCTTTGATTTCTTTTCTCTTGATTAAGCCGAAAAATCGCTTATGCACTATTTCTACTTTTCGTGTCACCTTTTCGGTCAGTCCATTTGCTCCGAGTATCAAAATAGCACCAATTTCTCCGAGTTTTCTATAATCTTTGGCATAATGAAGCACGGCGTTCAGTTGCTTGTCTTTCGGTGCATCTTTCACGATAGGCAAGGTTGCTATAATCTCCGAAATAAGTATGAGTGTGCCGATGCTTGGCGGCGCAATCTTATAGGTCTTGCCGCCAATCGCAATCTCGCCGATAGGCTTTTCAAGTATCGCCGATGCAACACGGCTTTCGATAGTCTCTTTCTGTTCCATATTTGATATGCTATAATTGGGGCAGGGGTCGGAATCGAACCAACGCACTCCGCATCGAAATGCGGCAAAGCCTCCATCTGCTAATCCCTGCATTAGGCATTTCTATCCTCCCGAAATGCAAAGGGGTGTCTATTCCACACGCCAGCCATTACGCAATAAGATAGGTTGATTAACCACCTACTCCCGGAACCGTTGCTTCTTGCCAATCAGTATCCTTTACACGGAACTTCTTGTAAAGCTCTCCGTCAGAGCAAGCCAAAATCTTGAATGTCAAATCAACATAAGAGCCTTCTTCTTCCGATGAACCAGGACGGAAAGAAACATGAGTGCGTCTTGCCTTTATGCCGATAGAGCCGATGTTTTTCGGGGTCAGCTTTACGGAAAAATCTTTGCTTACTACATTTGTTTTTACCGTAAGCTCGTTTGAATCTTCCGAAATTGTTGCTCCCGTAAACATCTTCTCTTTATCGAAATCCATTTCCTTAACGCGAGTGGTAAGGGAAACGACAGGCTCGCCCTCCTCCTCGGCTACTACGATACCGCCTGTTGCGGTGGCAGTCAGCGTTTCGCCGTCCTCCGTTGCAAGGGTGGTCGATTTATCGTTGATTGTGCCGACATCGGTGAGGGTAGTTGCCATTGCTTCATTCTCACCAGTCTCACCGACTTCAATCTTGCATTTCGACCACGACATTATGATTTTCTTTTTCGTTGCCATAATTTAATCTGCTGTTATGCGGTTAAACCTAATTCTTGAATAAATCAGATGTTGTTTTATCTCCTCATTGAACATTGAGATAGGCGTACCGTCAGTCTGCATCCAATACTCGGTATCTGCATTATCATTCACGAAAGACAAGATAAGCTCCTCCAATACGGCTATGCGGGCAGCATCCTTTACTTTAATTCCGCTTTCGGAGCAAGCTACATCAGGAACATACAGATTAAGGATGACAACGCCCGTCTGCACTTGCTCATCAATCCCTGAAAGGAACTTGATAACTAAATCTTCGGTCGTTGCATTGGCAGGTCTCATCCCATCACGATAAACTCTTTTATTGACCGCCTCTCCGAGAGGGCTGTTTACGATTAGGGTATAGAAATCACGCTCAATCTGTTGTTCCGTCTTAATCATTTCGCTTCTGTTAGACCTTTGAGTAATTTTTTTGCAAGTACATCGGCTCTCAATTCGGCAGACGTGAGTACATCTTTGTGATGTATCGCTTCGACATACGCCGCATATTTCATCCCTGCACAGACGATAAGCACCACACCCCACGGGAACTTAGCCTGCAATTTTTTCAAGAGCGCATCGGCGGCAGGAGGGCCAGCCTCTCCGTTGCCTTTCTTGCCCTTGTATTGCTTGTTCTGCCCATAGATGACAGGCTTTCCGTCTAAAAGAACTACATATCCGATTGAGGAGCGTAAATTTCCCGTGATGTCATTGTATTTGCCATTCTCACGAGCAATCTTGATGCACTCCTCTCCGATATAGGAGAGTTGCTTAACAAGATGCTTTACAATGTCGCTCATTTTTCTCTGCAATCCCTGTTTCAGCTTTCGCATATCGGTCTTGCTGACGATGACATTCTTATATTTGCTATGAGTAGTGACTATCTTTGCCATTACACGGTGATTTTAGTGCGTCCTACGCTCGTTAGCGGCTCGGCATTGATTACTTGATACTCTCCGAGATATTCTCCCAATCTTTCAAGTTTGACGCTGTTATACGGAAATTCTGCAAGCTCAATCATTATCGTAAATGATGCCATACGGAAAACTCCGTCTTCATATCTCCCTATCCGATTGTCGGAGTTGGTCTTGATAGAGCAATCTATCGGCTCGCTCCATTCAGAACGTGCAGGGATAGGCTCGCCATATTCATTTATACCGCCTCCGATAAGTATCTCATATCTCAATGTGCCGTTAGTCCTCATATCTACCAAAGATTTGTGCCATTCTCAATGACCCTCAGATAATCGCTTAATTCATCTTCGGCATTAAGCCCATAATGCTTGCACCAAATGGCAAGGCTTTCTTTGATTGCATCTTCTCTGACTGATGTAGATACGCCGTTTTCCGTTCGGCTGCTTTCTACATAGCCATGAATGAGGCGAACGGCAATCCGAAAGATTTTAGGGTCTTTCGGTGTTGCCTCCGCATTCGCTTCGATGCCCTCATTGAAAAGCTCCAGTTCGAGCGTGGCTTTATCGGGATAGAATGTGTTTGCTATCGCATTACACAGACTGCTCAATGCTCTTAGATTAGTCACGGTCAATCTTCGGTTTTGAGGGTATAAATGCCATTCATCTCTGTAATCACGGGCAATGCCATGACTTCCGCTTTGGTGAACTCTACGCTGTTGCTGTTCTGCGTTTCGCCCACGCCCCATTGCGATACGCGGATGCGTCCGTAATTGGAGTAAGCGACACCATTTTCTTGCTTCAACTCATTGTTCGCCCATGCGTTCTTGATGATGCCCAACTTGCCCTCTGGGATAAAGACAAGATTCTTGTCGTTCCACGGAGAGTAAGGTATCTTCTGCGTACCGTTCTGTATCATCACCTGACGGCGGATAGGCTCGAAGATAGGATAGTTGTTCTCCTGCATGTATGCGTTGATGTCTTTCAACTGCACAATGCGTGAATTTTTATCCGTACCCCAAATCATCTGCTTCATCTTCTTAGAACGGCACATATAGGAGATTTTACGCGGCGCGAGCAAGCACTTGGAAAGAACGACCTTGTCTTGTGCTGCATCAATCATCGCTTGGATGTCTTCAAAGCAATCTACCGTGTCAATATTGCCATCAGTCCACGTGGTCTTGGATGATGCGATATTTTCGGCAGGCTGATTGAAACTGATAGTTCCTCTTGCTCCTCCCTCTGGGTTGGTCGTTTCGTCAAGCGTCATCATTCCCTCATTGGAAAGTGGACGCAGGAACAGCATATCCAGCTTGCCGAGAACAGACTTGACTACCGTCTGCACGTTTCCGAACATTATGGTGATAAGTTGCTGCGTCTTGACCTTATCGGGCAATGATTTGCTGTCGAGTATCTGCAAGACTTTACGATAATCCTGCATCGTCATAGGCAGCGTGATTGCGTGACGGAGGATGGTTTCTTTCAACGTTTCAAGCCCCTCTGTACCCAAAATCGGCTCGTTTGAGTTTTCTCCGATGGTCGGAGCAGCTACGGTAATATGGTATTGACCGATAAGCTCCTCAAAGTTCAGTCCGATAGTAGGCGTATCCCAATCGAGGTACTGCTCGAAAATCACGTTGTCAAAGAGCCTCTTGTTAAGCTCCGACACAGCATCAAAGCGAATTTGCACGTTGCGTGTCAATTCGCCGAAAATTGAGCTATAAAGTAATTCGGGCATGATTGTTACTGTTTAATGAATAGAATGTTTGGATTTGCTTTCAAGCAACAGCTGTTAAGCCACGATGCCAAAACAGGGAACATCAAGCTCGGATAAAGCACGACAGCCTCGTAAGCGACATCAAGTGTCGGCAGACCTTTGCCGTCAAACTCTTTCTTTGCGCCCAATATCATGTTAGGCTCATATTTGGCTGAAACAGGGTCAGATGAAAAGGTTTCGCTCTCAACGAGAACATCGCCCTCTGCCAATCCTGTATATGCAGCCGAGAGGGTAAGCACATCGTAATCGGCATTGCTTGTATCAATCTTCGAGATGGTCGGAGAGGCTGTGCCGTCACCATCTTTGGTGACTACATCACCGACAACGAAATAATGCCCCTTGCCAACGCGAGGAGCGGTTGTTGTGCCTCCCGAAAGGACTTTTGCAGTCTTGCAAACGGCTGCTGTCATTTCCTCAAAATTGACGTAAACAGGCGTTCCGCGCTGCAAAACGGTGCCGACAGGGAAATCCTGCACAGGCTTGAAACCGCCGGGCAGCATCTTGCATTCGCCGCGCCAAATCTCTGGAAAATGACCTGCGAGCTTCGTTGTTTTGAAATCAATAGCCATTTTGTTTCAGATTAAAGTGAATAAATAGAGCTTACTTGTCAGGCAGATTGCCAGCCCATGCCTTTGCAGCGTTTTTCATTGCTTCTTCAACCTTGCCTGTCTCATGCGTCTGCTCTTTCGGCATGAGGTTGTTCGTGACTAATTCCTGCTTGTAATCCGCAAGCTCCTTGTCGAGGTCTGCATCATCCGCAAATGATACTCGCTTCATCAGGTAGTCGGGAATACCGAGCTTCTTAGCCTTTTCGGCGATTTCCGCTTGCCGTTGGCTCTTTGCCTTTTCAGCTTTGAGAGCATCGTTTTCTGCCTGCAATTTCTGCATCTGCTCATCTCGGCTTTTCATTTGTGCTTTGAACCATTCAGGCACATCGTCATCGCCATTTTCGCCCTCTCCGTTGCCCTCTCCTTTCTTGGTAGATTGCTTTTTGGTAGATTGCGCACCTCGCGTCTTTCTTGTGATTTCGCCTTGCATAGCTTTGGCATACGGCACAAGCAAATCCACTTTCTTGTTGATGTCCTCATCGGAAGCATCGTCAGCAAGACCCTCCGAACCTAATTCTGCAAGCTCGTCGAGTGCCTTGTCTGTCAAGCCCATATCCTTGCATTTCAATGATAAGGCTTCTCTTAATTTCTTATTCATAATCGTTGTTTTATATCTATCAGCCACAAAAGTAAGAGAAAAAATCGAGAAATGTGCTTTATAAGCACGAAAAATGATAAAATTTATTTGTGTGAAATATAGCGAGTTATGACGCTTAGTAGGTTTTATTACCGTTTTAGTAAGATTATTTTGCCATTAAATAATAGCCTATTATAATTATTGTCTATATCTTTGCAACAATGAAAGATGCTTGATAAGCACCATAAAGAAGATAATAAATATAATAGATATGACACAGAAAGAATTTCAAGACCGAGTTAAGATGCAAGTTCCCGCACAGGAATACACAGCAATCGAAGTGGTTTACATGAATTGCGACCTCGAAAAAGATGAGTTCTGCAAGATGTGGGCAAAAATGAATGCAAAGCGCATCGCCGCATACCGTAAGGCAGAAAAGGAAAAGCAAGAGAAGTACGAGCATATTTCGCTCCTCGCTTCCACACGGGAGTTGCTTAGGGAGCTTGCTTATCGCAATGGTTGGGATGCAAGTCCGAAACAGGTACTTTCTTCAAAAGTCATCAAGGCTCTTGATAAAGCGGATATTTATATCACGGAGTACAATTATGTAAAGGGCTGCACCGATTTGAAGCCTATCAGTACTCTTATATACGAAATCAACGAATACATCAATAGTCAAGTAGCATAAGTTCAACCGCAGGGCTTGAAATACAGCCCTGCATAAATCAATCAAAGCAATGAAGCAATATACAGTCTATTTCACAGAACCGATAGAACGCACCTATATCACGGAAAAGCAAGTCTTTGAAAACGGCAGATGGCAAATGAAAGAGGTCGAGGTTACAGAAAAGGTCGATACCGTCACTTTCTACTCGCTTGCTCCTGCAAAGAAGCTCATCAAAGCCAATATCAATAAATACAAAGGCTCGTGCATCACAAAGATTTGGGCAAATGGGGATTGGGAAAACCTTGGCGAAATCAATCTCAAAGGCTCAAACAAGACCTTTGTAGCGAATACCAAACAAAGAATAGCTAATTATTAAACGGCAACGAGGCGGCTAACCATCGCCTCACAAAATCAAAAGACAATGAAAGCATCAGAACAATTGAAAATGGAGTTGGCAAACACAGTACCTTTTACCAAAGAGGAATTTATAAAATCCATTTGCGAAAGAATAAAATCTTGCGGGCGGGCAAGTTTTGTATGCGATAAGCATATAGGACGAACCGAATTAGAACATGGAGCAAGTTGCAAGCTGGCTCACGAGAACACTATCAAAGAGTGGGCGCATTCAGAGGGATTTGAATGGCATTATGATTATAACAGCTACGGAGTTCGATATATAATATTCACTTTATAATTCAAAAAAATCATGGAAAAGATATTGAGATTGAAAAGGGTCGGCAAGAACTATTGGGGGCATATAGCCTACAAAGATGAGGAGAGCGGAAAGTTCTATCTTGATATAGAGGACGGTCGTTTAGATAATCCGCAGCTTTATACTTGCTCTCCCTCTGATGATATAGACGGAGAACCGAACTATCCCTTAAAAGCGAAATATGAAATCCTCAATCCGATTACAGAGAATGAGAGATTGCAAGATAAGTTCAAGCACGAGTATATGATGCTTTCTCGATTGCAAGGAGATTGCATCGGCTATCTTTCGGAGGGTGATTGGCGTTATCGTCAGCCATCCCGAATTTGGGCAGGAGATGAGCAAAAGCAAGTAGACGAGATGCGGAGGTTATGGGATATATTGCCAATCAAGCCCGAATGGCTGACAATGAAGCAAATCAATGAGTATGCCTTGCAAATGGGATGCCGATAAAACGTATATGCTTGATAGTCAGTAAGACACTTTACCAGTTCAGTAAGGTTTGTTACCCATAATTTCGTGCCTATCTTTATAATAGTCAATATCTTTGCCACATAAGAAATAACAACATTCAATAATCATCAAATTTCAACGAACATGGACACTACATTAAACAACAAGTTTTTCGATTTTGAGAAAGCAAAAGTTCAGACCTTGACGCTCGACCAACTGGAGCGCACCCACAAAGAGAATGATGTTTACGGCAATCCATTGCGAGGCATCTATCATTACGCATTGCTCAATGAAATCATCGGCATGTGTAAGGCGCAAAGCTACAACGTAGAGGTTTATGACCTCTTTGCGGCACAGAACAAAGACCGCAATACACCCGGCGTTGTGCTGCTTCCGCAAGTTGAAGCTCAATATGGCGAGCGAGCCGTTGAAGCTCATATTTTGCGCCGCGTCTTTGCGAACATCCGCCTGACGAACTTTGATGACGAAGAAAAGACTACGAACCTTGCCGTTGCATTTCATCAGAAAGGTATTCAGGTCGGCTTCGGGAATATGGTTAAGATATGCCACAATCAATGTATGCTATCTCCAACACAGTATATTGCTACCTATTCGGAGAAAGGCACAGGCAGGGGAAATGGCGTATCAATACCCGAAGTGCTTGATACGGTCAAGTCATGGTTGATTGATGCACGGCATATCATCGTCACCGAGCGTGAGAAAATTGAAAAGATGCAATCCATACAGGTAGATGCGCAACAGCTTTTCTTGCTTATCGGGATGCTGACTGCTTTACGGGTGAAATGTGATACCCACGAGAGCGAAATCAAAGAGACAAGGGTATATCCGCTCAATCAAGCGCAAATCTCGAAATTTACCGAAAGTCTTTTGTTGCGCTATCATCGCAATCAAAGCGTCACGGTTTGGGATATATATAATGCAGCCACAGACCTATACAAAGCAAACAGTATGGATATTCCTGCCTTGCTGCCGCAGAACCGAGCAATGACGGCATTTCTCGATGAGCATTTCGGATTATGAGAACGAGGTATCTATCAGTAGAAAGAGGGGAGGCGGTTAAGATAAGCCGCTTCCCGAACTTTCACAAGACAGGCTCGATAACAGGTATGAAGCGTCTGTATTATGGCAGAAATGCGCTTTTGGTGCGCTGTGGGAGCTATATCTATAACGTGACAAGCGAACCGAGTATTTACTATAAAGCAAGATAAGAAATCATGGAAGAAATCAATATCACCAAAAGAACCGATATATACAGCATCGACCCTCGTAATGTGGTCGTGATAGATAATTTCAATGTCCGCAGAGATTTTGCCCTTGATGAACTGAAAGAGCAAATCAAAGCACAGGGTGTTCTCAATCCTATAACGGTCGTTCCTTTCAAAGATGAGAGCGGAAATGAAAAATATCGTCTCGTGGATGGCGAACGAAGATTGAGGGCTACTCTTGCCGCTATTTCAGAGGGAGCGGAAATCAAGCGTATCAAAGCAATCTTCTTGCCTCGCAATACGAAAGAAGAAGATTTGCTCATTGAACAGATGATGCGAAATGAGGGCAAGAACTTCACGGAGTATGAGCAAGCGATAATGTTCCAACGCTTCCGTGATAAGTTCGGCTATACGCAAAGCGAAATCGCCGCTAAGTTCTGCAAAAGCTCTACGTTCATCGGACGCTGCCTTTCTCTCCTTGACCTTGCTCCTGAAATACAGGAAAAATTAGAGAAAGGAGAAATCAGCACGAATGCAGTACGCCAAATTGTAGGTCTGAATAAGGAGGATGAGAGCGCACAGATTGCGGCGGTAAAGGATGCCGTTGCAGATGCAAAGAGCAAGGGCAAATCAATTGCCACAGGAAAGAATATCAGCGGAGAAACGAAATCACAGAAAGACTATAAAAAGGTTCTTGAAGCATTCAAACTCCTTATCGCTGCATCCCATGCCGCTGGTTTGCCGATAGAGCGTTTTGATATGAAACAGCTTTGTTCTGCATTGCACGGCTCTGCAACGATGGAGGATGTCACGAATAAACTTGGTTTAATCAAGCTATCGCCTTTGAGCGAAGTTCCTACAAGCGAAATTACAAATACAGAAACGGACGATAAAATATAATGCGCTATGACACAGAAGAAATTTAATCAGACAAGGTTCAATAGAGGCACAATCATTCTGCATACCTTGACAGATAGGCTGTTTGATGTTATAGCCGTTGATTTTGGAGAGCATCTTATCGGTGTCTCGGAAGAGAAATACTACTCAAACATCAATCCAAAGCCAGGTGATGTATGCGTAAACGTGAAATGGCTTAGATGCGAGAATTGCAAGGTAATAGGATGATGATATGACAAGGGAGGAATTTAATCAAAAGCGGTTTGGTGTAGGAACGGTTATCTGCCATATCCCTACTAATAAGACATTTTTTGTTGTGTCGGTCGATTTTCAAGAACAACTAATCGGAGTAGATGAAGATGAGTTTTTCGATAATGTGCCAGACGATAGCGAGGAATCGGGCATCAGATGGCTACGCTGTGAGAATTGTGAAATCATAAACGAGGAAGAAGATGAGCAAGCATTATCAAATCACGATTAAGGAGGTCGGGCTTGAAAAGCCAATCGTTACAGAGTATGTCGGCAATATAGACAGAAGAAAGCTCGTTGATTTTTTTGGTCTGAAAGAGCCTGATGTTGAATGGTATCAAATAAAAGAACTATGATAAACCGCTTTTCCTGCGCTTTTCTTTGCTTGACCGATAAATATCTCATTTCTCGGCTGGAAGCGTGGGAAATCGCAAGAAAAGCGGTAATTTTGCATAATGGAAACAAAAGTGGTGCATCTGACTTTCAAAGAGCCTTATATCGGTATGACCGACCTATATTTTAGCTCTCTGAAAGCGATATACGATGTTGTGCCGAAAGAAGCGGTCGGCATTGAATATAAATCGCTCACGAATGCCATTAGAGGCAAGAGCGAATACGAGAACAAGAAAGTAATTATCCGCATCGGTCATCTTGTGCGGAAAGCAAGTATAAGAACTAAAAAATAAGATGCTATGTTAGGTGCGATAATTGGAGATATAATAGGCTCACGTTTTGAGTTTAATAATACATCAGACTATAAGTTTGAGCTATTCTCGAAAGAAAGCAATTTTACAGATGATACTATCTGCACGATTGCTATTGCGGACGCTATCTTAAAAGGTAAAAGCTATCGTGATAGCGTTTTGGAGTGGTGCAGGAAATATCCGCATCCGATGGGTGGATATGGAGCATCCTTTGCCCGATGGATTGCGTCAGACAATCCGCAACCGTATAACAGCTTCGGCAACGGTGCAGCCATGAGGGTTGCTCCTGTTGCTTATGCTTTCGATGATTTGAAAGAGATAAAGAAGCAAGCGGAACTCACCGCTGCAATCTCCCATAATCACCCAGAGGGCATCAAAGGTGCTGTGGCGGTCGCCCATGGTATCTATATTTTGCGAACGACCCATGATTTGCGGAAGTTCAGGATTGCAATGCAAAAATACTATCCCGATTTTATTCAGGTGCAGCCGACAGGAAAATTCGATGAAACTTGCCAAGGAACGGTGCCGCTCTGCTTGCACGCAATCCTTGTTTCGTATGGCTTTGAGGATGCAATCCGCAATGCTATCTCATACGGCGGTGATAGCGATACAATAGGGGCGATAGTAGGCTCATTGGCAGAAGCGATGTGGGATGTGCCGAAAGAGATAAGCGATAAAGTCTTTGATATGCTGCCAACCGATATGCTGAATGTGATTGGCGACTTCTTTCATTTGCTTAATCAAAAGAACTATACATAAATGGAAAAGAAAGATTATTTGCCTTTCTGCCGATATTACAAAGGCGAAAAGGAAAACCCCTATAAGAGCGGCAATAAAGCTCTCTTTTGGGATTATGAGCGTGCATGGATTGACAAGAGTGTTGATGAGAATGATGATACCCTCGGTGATATGCTTGATGAATATATCGCCGCAGGGCTATCAGAGTTTGAAATGCGTGACGGCATTCCTGCAACATTGAAAGCCCTGCTCTTTAATCGCTACGGTCATTGGCTCGGTGGTTATGGCTTGCGTGAGGATGCAAAGGCTTTCAAGAAATTCTATCTGAACGAATATAAGAAAGAGGCATAATCGCCTCTTTCTTTTTACTTGAACGGATAGCCTCCAATATACGGGAACGGCACAGGATTTTGCTCTATTACATCCAAATCAATATACCATATTCCATTTTTGCCTTTCTCGACTTTTGTTACCCTAAATTTCGTTCCTCGTTGTATAAGTATTTCAGATTCACTACCAAATTCTTTTTGTTTATTATTTCCATCCCACTTAATACCGTCATCGTAATTCATTCCCTTTTTCCCATTTACGCCATGCCCATAATATGAGAACGGTTCGCAATACATAGCTTTCGTTCCTCGCGGCATATAGATATTGAAGATAACCTCGCCGCTAAATCCTTTTCCTTTGGCTACGCCCGCTGACCAGAATGCGCCCTCAACTCCCGTCTTACCGACAAGAGCCTTGATTTCATCATCGCTCGCCGTAGCGTAATTGGAAAGACCAAATTTTTTAAGTGCTACAAGGTCATCTCCTCGCTGCACCCACATATCAAAGTCATAGCTTGATTTATTGATGATGCTTTCGATATGCGGAATACGGTCAAGCCCTCGTTGTGTTTTTGATGCAGGGCCATAATAAGTCAAGCCGCGCAACGGCTCATTGATATTATGATATTCTTCTGTATATCCATTGATACCGTCTTTTTCTTTTGCAGTTGCATTTTTCCAAACTTCACCACATTTATCGCGGAGCTTGCTATCTGTTTCTTGTGTATCTTTCGCCCACATAGCGGCATTCTTTCGGGCTTTGGAATAAGCATCAGCATCAAATCCGCTGCTTTTTGCGGCTTTCTTCGCATCTCTGCGAGCTTGCTCGGCGATGCGCTTATCCATTTCGGTTTTGGCTGCTGCAACCTTTTCTTTGATTGTGAGCATATCAGCCTTGGCAGTCCATACAGATGTAGCTTCATCGAGCAATGATTTTACTTTCAGGCTCTTTGGATGAGCCTTTGACCATTTATCAATCTCATCAAGTATTGCAGCTTGTGCATTGTAATCAATCTTGTAATTTACCGATGCAAGCTCCTTGATGTATGCCGATTGCGATACCTTCCATGTCGGATACTTGATTGCCCCTGCCTTGTATTTCGATGGGTCGGCAACATACTTGATTTCAAATTGCAGCTTCTTTGCCTGTTCCTCCAATGTGAGCGATGACCAACCGTCAAGTTTCGCCTTGACTGCATCATATACCGCTTGCAGTTCAGACATAGAGAACTGCTTATGCCAGCCGTGAGTATCAGGTATCAGGTCAGACAATGCCGCCTCTTGCTTCTTGATAGATGCAATCTGCTTGGCGACAATTCTTGTCTCTGACTGCATTTCTGTGAGGTTTCCTGCCGCAATGAACTGTTGCAGCTTAGAGTAATCGACCTCCCCATAATCGGAAGCCACTTTGAGGACATTATCAGCCGTTTTCTTGATAAGCTCATGTTTATGCTGACGCTCTGCCCATCGGTTCTTGATAGCTTCGATTTGCTCTGGAGTTCTTGCATCATGGCGCAATTTCGCTTTTTCAAGCGTTGTAAGCTCTTTTTGTTTCGGATTGAGGATTTCATCAATCGCGTATGAGTTATTGCGAATAAAATAGGGTTCTGTGCCTCTACTGCGGGATTTCGCTATATTATCAGCATTATCTCGCACCCATTCCTTGAACTCATCGGGATATTCCGTTATCTGCTTTCCTTTCGGCGTATATTCTTTTCCGTCAAGAAAAGCCTCATTCATCTTCTCCATTTCGTCCTCATCGACAAGAACGGGCGTGACAAAGCAAAAGCATTGCGGATGCCAGCCGTCAAAGACAAAATCTTTCGGATAGATGCCTTGCAACTTGTCGCATATATCCCTCATCGGATGGTTCTTTGATAGCTGTATCTTTTGGCCGAGAACAAAATCCATTTGCTGCCATCGCTCATTATCCGCACGGCGATAAGCGATATTGGTTTCAGTCCTCGTTACGCGCATTGCGTTCTTGGCAGAGGATTTATAAACCCCTGCACCTGTTTTATAATCATCCCTATCGTAATCTATCCATTTGTATTTGCCTGTCTTTTCATCCTTAATGCGCTTTTTCCATTTGCGCCGCCATTTGCCGTTTTCATCCTTATACCTGAAACGGCGAAACATCAAATCAGGGTCGTTCAGATACTCACGCACCTTTCGGCTCATCTGTGATGCCGATTGCCCCTCTCCAATGGCTACTGTCATAGCGACCTCCATTTCTTCCCGAAGTTGACGCACGGTTTTCCATACCCTGTCGGATAGGTTCAAGCCGTTTTCTGTCCTTTGAATAAAAGCGTCCATTGCCGCCTTGTTTCGGTCGGTAATTGCATTTAGCTTGGGATTTGATAAAGCCTCCTTGCCGAAAATAGATGTAACGAGCTTGTCGCATTCTGCATTCGCTTGTTCCCATTCAAACATAATGCCTTGCCTTATGGCAAGCGTCACGGCAGAATGAAGCTGCTGCAACAAATCCTCGACTTGCTTCTGCATCTTTTGGCTCGTTCCGTCAAAGCTGTACATCACACCCTCATCGAGCTTAGGCATAGACTTATTGAAAGCAAGGATTTCGTTTACCGCTTGGGCAAACATCTTTCTCACTTTCTCCGCGTATGCCTCCGTCCTTTGGATGCGCTTTGCGGTCTCTGATTTCGGGTCGGTTGCTTTTTTAGCCATTATTCGTCATCGCCTTTCTTGTTATCGTTTTCGTCCGAGAATGATTGCGCTCCAGCACCTTTGCCATCCTCAAAGATAGATTGCTGTTCTTCGAGGCGTTCTGCTTTTTCTTCTTCAAGACGTTTCTTTTCAAGCGCATGGTCTTTGATGAGAGGATTAAGCTCAATGCCTGTTTCGGTAGAGGTGATGCCTGCGTCAATGCTCTTGATGATGTTATCCAAATCATCGGCTATATCCTCACCAAACGGCTCTTGGAACTCGTGGCTGACAACAAGACTCTCACACTCCGAATGCAAAGAAACGTCCAGCACATTACCAATGATAGCCGTGATGAGTGATGCTGTTCGGTCTAAAAGTTCATCATGCACCTCTTTATGCTTTGATGCCTTTATATCGGCAAGCATCATCACCGTGCGCAAAGCCTTTGCCGAAAGCTGCGATATGGATTTGAGCGTATCGAGGGTGATGTTCGGAGTGAAAGACTTTGATAATATCTGACTTTGCAGCCAATCCAATTCATCTTTCTTTGATTGAGGCGCACTATCCCATGTCAGATACTTTGCAGCCTTATCCACTCCGTCCTTGTCATTAGTGATGAGCAATTTCCCTGCTTCTTTCTTTTCGGGCATATTCTTCACCACATCCGCTGCAATGATTTCCACAGGGTCGGCAAAATAATCGTTCACATCAGCCGTGCGTGATGCGATATATTCCTCACGGTGGATGAGCCGCTCAACGCCTTTCCATTCCTTTTCCTGCTGAAACAAGATGATAGGTATCTTTCCGATAAAGTTCGTTTCCTCGATTACTTTCCATCCGATAGATTGCTTTGAGCAACGATATATGATGTCTTTTGTGAAAACATCGAAATGATATACTACTTCATCGTTTTCTTCTTTGAGATAGTAGCCCCACGCCACGGATAAAAGATTTTCGTACTGGTCCCACCGCGTATATATTTCATCACCTTTGCTCCGTGCAAGAACTCGTATCTGCACATCCGCTTTCCCGTCATCATCACGGAACACTCGGAAAAGCATCGCACTTTCGGTTTCCGCTCCTGCAAGACGCTTGCATTGCCTTATCTTGCTATCAAATCGAGTGCGCTTGATAACATCGGTGAAAGCCTCGAAAGCCTTATCTGTTCCCGTGCTTGACTGCGTCCATTTCACAGGTCGCCCATAAAGAAAGACAAGCGAGATTTCATTGATATAAACGGGGTAAGGGATAGGCAGCTTCCATACAGGCTCTTTGCGCAAAAAGTTGCCTTTCTTGTCTGTGATGATTTTATCCTCTCGCTTCATTATCTCGTGAGAGGATGTATTATACTCTTTCATTGCAGGCAAGATAAGCTCATCCCTGCTTGACATCTTGTCTTTGACTGCTGATATATCCTTTGCAGCCAATAACTCCTCGAACTCCTGATTGTTGCCAATCAATGCGTTGAGATAATTGCGAAACAAATCAAATAAAACCATATCTTTTTAAGTTTTAGATACCGAAAACACTCTTACTTAGATTATCGTAGTCAATCTCATTATCTTCATCCATATAGAGGTCATTGATTGCATATCCGAGTATATCCACGAACTCATCATGTGGCTGTGTCGGGAAACCGCATACTTCATCAAGAAATTCCTCGTTCCAATCGCCATCAACGAGAAAGACCCTGCCGCATTCGATGCGTGGCGATACCGCCCTCAAACGCACCTCTTTGCTATCTTTGGGCGTTTCGGTCTCTTTCACATTGAGGGTAGATATTTCTTTCAGCATTTGGATGACGCTTTCTCCGTTGGCTTTCGGCTCGACATAGAGCTTGCTTTCATCCGATGCCTCGTTTGCGCTCATGAAGTCAGGCAAGAACCGCAACAGGTCGGGCATCTCTTTCCAGACTTTCATTGCATTGTAGATATAGATATAATTCCTTATCCTGCAAGCTGCGAGAATGCCGCTTGGGTCGTTATCCTGCCCTTGCTTTTTCTTATTGTACGCTGTATCAAGATAGAAGTGCATAGGCTCATTGAAGCGCAAAGACCGAAATTCAGCCAATGAGATTTTCTTGAACCAATGACGCTTGACGATATTACCGCCCTCAATGGTCGGGTGCTGCTGATACAATGCCGAGAACTCACGCGGCGCACGAGCTTTTTGTTTCAACAGCTTCTCGATAGAATGATGTGACGGCCACAGGGCATCGCCTATGTGCCTATCGCTTTTGCCTCCGTCATGCTCTTGCTCGCATATTGCAGGGATTGACAAAACCACCCATTCATTCGGCTCTGCTTTCAGGATGCGCCCTGCCAAATCATCCTCATGCCAGCGTGTCATAATGAAAAGCTGTCTTGAATGATTGTGCAGTCGGGTAGTAAGGACGGTATTATACCAATCCCATACTCTTTGCCGATAGGTCACAGAGTTTGCTTCATTAGCATCTTTCACAGGGTCGTCAATGATAGCAATATCGACAGGCGTACCAGTCAATGCGCCGCCTACGCCGACCGCCTTATAAAAGCCTCGATGTCCTACCAACTCAAAGAAATCCACATTGCGAATGCAGTTCTTTACATACCGCCCATCAGAGCCGTTGAGATAGGTATCAGGAAAAATCTCGTGATATTCCCTGCTATCAATGGTGCGCTGTATCGCTCGTGAGAACTGCTCCGCAAGGTCAGCCGAGTACGAACTGCCGACAATCTTCAAATCGGGATTTTGCCCGAAAGCGAATGCAGGAAAGTTGCGTGATATGATTTCGCTCTTTCCGTGCTGCGGCGGCATGAACACCATTAAATTTTTTATCTTACCCTCTAACAGCATTTGGCAATGGTCTGCGATTTCCTTGTGAAACCACTCCAGCTCATACTTTGGATTGCTATAACCGAGAAAACGAGAAAATGAGGTTGGGGCTTCGAGCTTCAATTTCTCTCGCCTCAATCTCATCACTTTCTTCTTTATCTCGATTGTAGATGATTTCATTCCTTATCCAGTTTTTCAAGCCGTGCGATTTCTGCATTGATTTCTTCAATCGTCATTTGTTTTTCTTCATCTTTCTTGATTACCATGTCGCTGCGTTGCCTATTCTGATAATGCTCTGGGTCAAGATTGGTGAGCAAGAATATGGCGGCGGCAACATTAGGCTGATAATGGACATGCTTCTTTTTCATCTTTCGGATGATAGGAGAGTTGCTGCCATTGGGATTTGGTATATATTCGGTTTCCGTTTCCTCACGCTCATAGCCTTTTGCCGCTTCGGCAAGCGATACGGTGAGGTCGTGCGTCAATCTGCTTTTGAAATGCTCTTTTGCCCGATTGATAGCCTCACGGAACTCATCTTTGACCTGCATCCATTTGTAGTAGGTCTTGTTATCAATATCCATTTCCTCGCAAAACTCTTTCAGCATTGCGCCTCCATATTCCATAAGCCCATGTTGCTTTACCCATTCCTCGCATTGGGCGACCTTTGCTGCACTATACTTAGCCATCTTGCATATCAATTAGCTTGTAAAACTCTCTGCGTAGTTCGGGATTGAAATTGAACACGCCCGTAAAATGCGCCACGCTCATTTTGCCAGCATTTCTCACGCCACGCATAGACTTGCATAGGTGAGTGCCTTTCATCGCAATAGCGAAGCCGAGAGCATCGTTATTCAAAGCCTCCGAAAGCATATTGACCACATCGTGAGCTAATCTTTCCTGAAGCTGCAATCGGGCAGCGCAATAGCCTACGACCCTCGCAACTTTGCTAATGCCGAGTATGCGCCCATTAGGGTTAGGGATATAAGCGAAGTAGTATTTGCCAAAAAACGGCAAAATATGATGCTCGCACATTGAGTAATAATCACCACTATCAAAGACAATATCCGAGATTTTATCATCATTCGGGAAAGTGGTAATCTTTGGCTTTTTTGTCGGGTCGTAGCCTCTGAATATCTCTTTCCACATCCGCACGATGCGGTCGGGTGTGCCGAGCAATCCTTGACGTGTTGGGTCTTCGCCGATATACTCAATCATCCTGCGGATATGGTCTTCAATGCCGCAATCTTTCTCATCGGGTATCAGCAACCATCCGTCTTTGATTTCGCCGTAGAACGTGACCTTATCCTTTGCGTAGTCTTTTGCATAGACAACTGCCTTGTCATAGCCTGTATATGGTTCAAGCGTCTTGCCGCTATCGACAATATCATCAACAATCAGCGTAGGCACATCACGTCCGAGGTCTTGCACGATAGGAATGTGCAGCATATTACTTAACATGATTGCTGGATAATAGCCGCCTCGTGGAATAGGGAATAAGGCTTTGTATTGCTTTCCGCTTTCCGCAATCTTGCTCACAAGAGCGCAAATTGTGTCTTTATATTCATCAAACGTTATCTTTTCCATATCATCTGACTTTTAAGATTTTCTGTGTCTGCAACGACAGATGCCATTGCGGATGCGCAAGGATATACTCAACGCATTGTTGCGTTATCTTTTCGTTCTGTTCTGCATCGCCCACATCACAAGGTTGCAGGAAATAGAGCTTTGCTTTGAGCGACAAATACTTTTCAGGGTCGGTCTTTCCGTCAAAAACAACCTTGACTTCATCAATATGCTCTTGCTTGATTTCTGCGTTCTTGCAATAATCGCCCTTTGGCGAGCAAGTCACCCAATCAATGCAAGTGAGCGGCATCTTTCTCGTGCCGTTGGTCTCAACTTGGATGAAATAGCCGTGAGCCTTGAAGAAATGCAAGGTTTCCGCGTCAAGCTGCAAAGACGGCTCACCACCTGTGAAAACGATGTGCTTTGCTGCAAATCCTGCGATTTCCTGCATTATCTCCTCTTTGGTAAGCTCTTTATAAGGCTGGTGCTTTGTATCGCAAAATCCGCAAGCCAAATTGCATCCTGACAAGCGTATGAATATCGCTGCCGAGCCTGTATAAGCTCCCTCGCCCTGTAATGAGTAAAAAATCTCGTTTACCCTCATGCTTCTTCCTCCTCATCCTTTGAGCTATCCACACGGTAGATAGCGATATTGCCGCTGCTTTCCTGAACCTTTGCCTTGTAGCATTCAGGGATTTGGTCAGTAATCCATTTTGCGATGTTCTCGGCGGTCGGATTGAAAGGCAGGAGCTTGTTAAGGTTGCCGTGGTCGAGATAGCCGTGTATCTTATCTTTGATATGCTTGAAGTCGCAAACCATGCCATCCTTATTCAATTCCTTTGCCTTGCAATATACAGTAACAATCCAGTTATGCCCGTGCAATCTTTGGCATTTGCTTGGATAGGAGAGTTTAAGGCTGTGCGCCCCTGCAATCTCCATAGTCTTTGAAACGTAATACATGATGCTGATTTATTTAAGTCCGTTAATCTTCATACTCTGTCGGGTCTTCAATCCCTGCTTCCCTGAAAGCCTCTTTGCGCTCAACGCAAGTTCCGCATTTCCCGCAATGCTTCTCACCGCCTTTATAGCAAGAATATGTCTTTGAATAATCAATGCCGAGCGTTTTGCCAATCTTCGCAATATCGGTCTTTGTCATTCCAGTATAGGGAGCATCAATCGTGATGCGTTGATAAGTTCCTCGTTCCATTGCAGCATTCATGTGAGCAATGAAGTTAGAGCGGCAATCGGGATAGATTGCATGGTCGCCAAAATGATTAGCAATGCACACGCGCTTCAACCCTCTGCTTTCTGCCAGTCCGCAAGCGATTGAAAGCATAATGCCGTTGCGGAAAGGCACAACGGTAGATTTCATATTCTCGGATGCGTAATGCCCCTCTGGAACTGCATCTGCACCCTCCAACAGCGAGGATTTGAAATACTGATGAATGAAGTCGAGCGGAATAACAATATGCTCGATGCCGAGCTTCTTGCAATGATAGGCAGCGCATTCGGTTTCTCGCTTATTGTGATTGCTGCCATAATCGAAAGTAACGGCAAGCGCAATCTCCTGTGCTTTATCATAAAGCAACGTAACGCTATCCATACCGCCCGATAAGATGATGAGTGATTTCTTTTCTTCCATATCTTGAAAACTTATAAATTGTTTGACTTATAGATTTTTCTCTGCGTAGGCACTGAACTTGACCCACTCATTAAAGTTGTTTACCGCTCCCTCCCTTGATTTGAGACGGCATTTGCCGCTGCCGTTGATTTGCTCCATTAGTCCAGTCTTTGGATTGAACTTATAGAGATAGCCGCCACGATTGCCATAAAGCCATGCGGTGCTATCCACGCTATCAAAGCGGTATTTTTTCAGATTGGCGACTGTGGTATATCCCAATCCGTGTATCTTTGCTCCATGCTCATGTGCTGTCTTGATGAACCACGGAAAGCCTTGCTCATAGAGCTTTCTCGGTATCTCTTTCGTTACGATGCCGCCTATCGCCACATAGGGATAGTTCTCGCACATCTTGATGAAATACTCTTTGCCTCTATTCTTGTGCCATACTGGGATAGGCTTCTTTCCTGTCAGCTTTTCGAGTTTGAAGCGCAATCTCTCCACTTCGGCAAGACCGACCACGCTATCAATATCAAGCTCAAAGAATAGCTTTACATTAAAGCGATTGATGAAAGATGCGTAATCCTCTACATACTTATCCCAATCCACCTTTCCTTGGTGAGTTCCCTGCATGAACGTGAAAGCTCCGCTATCAAGCAAGAACGAGCCGAAATGACGGACAATCGTCATAAACTCCTCATTCTTCCGTAGGTAGTAATAGCTTTCAAGAACATTGATTGTTGCGAGCGCATTTTCACCCATAAAGAAAGCATCCGAACTGAAAAGCGTCTCACGCAATATCTTTTTCTTGTTATTGTCGCCTGCCAAATAGAGTTTCATATCGCTTGTTTCTGAACCGTCCAAAAAAGACTTCATCAGACCGACCACCTCATCTTTCCGATTAGGCGAGGACTGATATACTTTCATAACCTTAGACCAAAAATCACGCAGATTTCCGCTTATGCCGCCAGCAAGATATATATTCATCAAATCACGTTTTAAGTCATTATCTGGAACTTTCTCCGCATAATAATTGAATGCCTCATAAAGCCACAGTCTGCCTTTCAAAATCGGGTAGAGGCAGATATACAGATACCGCACTCCCGAATACGAAGCATTGTTATTATTGCTGCTTAGAAATACTCTCATCGCTTCTTCGTTTATTTTTCTGTGTTGTGAGCCTGTTATGATAGATTTGAGTAAATCATAAATTACCCTCCCCGAAGTGGCAGATATATTCACAAGACGCACTTTCATAAGTCTATCAAGTATCAAACTCCCTGCAATCTCTTTGAGAAAGTCATTCGAGTAATGCCCTGAAAGAAAGATTTTCATCTTACTTTACTTTGATTCCCGAATAATCCTGCAAAGCCTCTTCGATGATTGATTTGATGATATCTTTCTCATCAGCAAGCTCATTGGGTATCGAAACGGTTATCTTATCGTCTTTCTCTTTTTCCTCGGCGTTTTCGACCTTATCAAAGAACTCATCGGGATTTATCTCGCTCTCCATGATAGGCAAATCAACTCCCCATTCGGTAAGCTGCTGTGCATCCCATTCATTTGCGAGCAAATCCCAATCCCACTTACCAAAGCCGCTATTATCGAGGATGGTGTAGGCTTTAAGCTGCTCAACGGTTGTGGATTGCGGAATGACGATGCAGGGAGCGGTCGTAAAACCGAGTTCTTGCATAGCCCGATACCTCATATTGCCGCCGATGATTACATACTTATCTCCGAAAGGATATACAAGCAATCCACGGAGTTTCAGCATTTCGGGATATTCTTGCAAATCCTTTTTCAGCTTCTCCAACTTATCGCTGGTGATGTCACGAGGATTGCAGGGCAAACCCTCAATCTGCCCCTCATTCATTTCGAGCTTGTCAAGCCCAATCGAGATAAAGGCGGTATCAATATCTCTGCTTTTGGCTTCTTTTTCTTTCATTATTCTGTGATTTTTAGTTTCTTATTTCCGACAAAAGTAATAAAATAGTGCCTAACAAGCACTATTTTAGAGAAAAAATTAAGTTTTAGGTCGTAAATAAGCATTTACCTCCGATATAAACTCATCTACTGAACGGCAAATGACGTATTTATATCCTGCCCATTCGACCTGTCTCTGCCATATCTTTTGCGATGGCTGCTGTTTCCCTTTCGGCGTTTTCATTTCGATGCAAAGACCGTGAAAGCCCTTTGCAGGGAACAAAAGCAATAAATCTGAAACGCCTCTTGTCGTTCCCTCGGCTTTCATAATAGCTCCCTCAATCTTTCGCCTTGCCCCTCCATTCGGAACAGCAAAGAGCAACAAAGCGAGCTTCGGATATTGAAGCCTGAACCATGCAACGCACGACTGCTGAATTACGCTCTCAATATGTCTCATCTTCATCCTCCTTAGTGATGAAAGATTTATAATGCTTGCACGGTTTTTTTCTTGCTGTTATCCGTCTTTTCAATGCTTTGCAGAACATTCTAAAATCTTTGCAAGGCTCATAATGAATACACTCGCTACAATGTCTATCTTCTTTCTCCATATCTTTCAAAATGGCAAATCGTCATTGTCCTTTTTATAAGCACTCGGATTACTCGGAGTTTGAGGAACTGGTGCGCTTTGTTGCTGAACTCCGCTTTGATTGCCGTCAGCTTTTCGGTCGAGCATCTGCATTATGTCGCCCTCAATCTCTGTTACATACCGTTTGATGCCGTTCTTATCTTCATAAGACCTTGTGCGCATCTTTCCTTGCACAAATACGCTGCTGCCCTTATGCAAGAACTTCTCCGCTACCTCTGCAAGTTTCCCCCACAGCACAACATTATGCCATTCCGTGCGGTCGGGATAGGTCGTTCCGTTTTGAGCGGTATATCCCTTTTCTGTTGTCGCCACCGCAAAACTCGCAACCTTTCTGCCAGCTTGCGTCATGCTTGTTTTCGGCTCATCACCGACAAAGCCTATTATCGTTGCTTGATTTATCGAAGCCATATCTACGTAGTTATTATTTTATCGTTTATATTGTGTATAATATATATACTTACTTGTTAGTAATAGAGAGCTTTTCAGTATTTGAAATCCGTAAACTGGATTATGCAGCCTTTGAAAGTCGAAATGCGTTCAAGTTCTTTGCCGAAGAACCACTCTCTGAAATCTTGGATGCTTAGACCGTCATTCCTTACAAGAGCCTTGCATTCCTCATGAGAGAGAGCTTTTCCGTCTATGATTGCCGACATCGGTTCTTGCTCTACATCGGGATTGTTCGTCAGCATTATTCGCTGCACCGTGATAGGCGTTTTGATTTGCGCTACTTCGATTTGCTTTGAATGATACGGTCTGCCTGACCATTGGCGCACGGATAGATAATAATTGCCTGTGCGCATTTTCTCCTCATTGACTTTCCATAGGTCATAGTTCGCCCTTATGGTATGCAGCTTCTTTCCTGCATTCAGAAGCTCCGCATAGTTGGTCGGCTGACCTTTCCTGCTATGCGTCACAGGAAAGAGCCTTGATAGCGTGATGATTATTTTCTTCTTTGCCATATTGATTTATCGTTTACCGTTGAACAATAGCTAAATTTCGCACAGAAACAGTGTTATTTCGCTTTATCTCCGCTCGCCCTTAGTGGTAGTCAGTTCTGAAAGGATTTGAGCGGATACGCAGCCAAAACGGCTTTCTTTGATAATCCTTTCTCGGATGCAGCCTTTCGATGTAGAGCGGATAATCGCCTGCGTCATCCTCAATTAGCGGCATATCCACACATTCTCCTTTGCACTCCAACAGATAATCCATATCATCGTAAGGGTCTGCAATATCAGACATCGTATAATCTTCTCCTGTCACCATGCTTTTCTCTTATTTGAATAAATCTTGCTGTGTCGGTATTTTCGGCATCTTGCCTGTAATCCGCTGCACTCTTGCTATTTCATCGTCAATCTCCTTTTCGTAGGCTTTGCTCATCCTTAATGCAGAGGAGGAGCGTGTGCGGAAGTATTCTTTCTGATACATCCGCATCAACACTACCTTATCATAGAATGTTTCAGCATCCATCGGCTTTCTTGATTTCGGTCTCGGGAGATTTCGATAAATCAGCCTTATACACATCCATAAGCGGAGTTTCGGCGATTGATGCAATCTGATAGTCTGCCATAGTGCCTTTCATGCTCTCATCGAAGCTCTTTAATGCAGAACGGAGGTCGGCTGCTTGCACGAGCATATAAGAGGCGGTCTTTTTCTCCTGCATCGTCCTTTCGTTGATTGTGATGAAATTGACCTTTACCTTGAACCACTTATCGGCACTCTCGCTGTCATTCCAAAATATCTCCGTGATATTGCTTTTCTTGACCGCCGAAACGGTGAACTCGCCCGACATGAAAGGCGTTATCTCCTCGATGATACGGCTCTCTGCCTCCGTGAAAGAAAGGGCATCTACCAAATACGGCTCTGTCACTTTCTTCTGCATACCGTTCTCCATTGTTTTCTCGTAGCGGACTTTCGTCTCAATCCATTGTGTCATAATCTTTAAGTTTTAGTGTTATACAAATAGTTTCCTCTGAATGCGCCTCAATACCTTTGTCTTGGCTGCATTGCAGAAATCACGGTTTACTTCAAAGCCATACGCCTTGCGTTCGAGATTGGCGGCAGCAAGCAAGGTCGTTCCGCTGCCAGCGCATGGGTCAATCACCACATCGCCCTTGTCTGTGAAAATCTGTATTATATTCTCCAACAGCGGAACAGGCTTTTGCGTGGGATGAACCTTTGGCGTATCATTATCACGCCTCCAATCAAAGCAATTAAATATCATGTGACCGAAGTTATTGAACTTTGGCAGCTTATCCCGATACAGCACAAGACCATATTCACAGTTGCCGACAATCTTCATGTTGGCTTTCAGGACTTGCTCCGAGAAATCCTTTCGGAACACAAGGTTGATATAATTGTTCAATCCGTATTTCTTGCCCAGTTCTATGAACTTGAATTGCTGCTCGAACTCACAGAAAAGCACCATGCACGGCGACTTTCCCGATTGCTTCGGCTCTTTGATGAGCATCTTCGAGCAAAAGTGCATGAACTCGGCAGGACGGAACTCGCTGTCAGACGAAAAGAATTGCTTCCCTGCCTTATCGCTCTCTCCATTCTTGTTATCGCCGTCAATATACCACGAGGGGTTGGAGGCGTATGCGTTCTTGCCGAGGACATAAGGCACATCGGTAAGGATGAGTTGCGCTTTCGGTATCTGGTACGACTTATAATTTTGAAAGCTATCGTTAAATAATTCAATATCGTTCATAATATATTAAATTCTATCTTCTTAATATCGTTTTCTATTACCCTCATAGCCATCACGACATCATAGTTCGAGTAATCGAACTTTCCTACCTCTCCTGCAAAGGCTTCCATGCAGCGATGCAGGGCATCCATTATAGGCATCCTGATGCTTGGATTGGATTTGCCGAGCCGTGACGCAATCAGCTTATCCATACGCTTGTTATGCTCATCAACAAAGCGTATCATCAGCATTGACATAATGGCGTATGTGCGCAAATCATCGTATGGCCAATTAGGCATCTTGCGCTTGAACTCTTGATTTACGGAGAAGTAGAGTATCGTGAAATCCCTTTGGAATTCTGCAACGAACCGCTCCGTTTCCTCCTCGATATGCTTTTGATGCCGATAGTCGAGGTCTTTTGAAACCTCACGCTCGTAATCAATCCGCAAAGCCCTCACTTTTCGGGTGATTTTCTTCAATATCTCAACGCGGTAGTCCACACCCTTTTGCACGGCTTTCATTGCGTATATCCATGCGATATGATTGAAGATAAGAGGCACGAAAGCGATGTTGATTTGCTCGTTCACCGTAAACTCTGAAATCAGCTTTGAGGTGCTTTCGGCAACATCTTTCTTGAACTGCTCCTCCCGTATCTCCTCAAATGATTTTTGCTTTATATCATCAAAGAGTATAGGCTTGTCGCTGTAATACATCTTGCACGAGCCTCCAAAAAGCTGTGCCAATGGCTTACTGTTATTGTTCATTTGCATTCAATTCATAAAGGTGGAAACAGAACTCATGCAGATTGATAAACTCCTTACGCGGTGGGAAGATTTGGGCGACTTGCATATTATCAGGCATGAACTTGTATCGTATCTCTTTAAGCTCATAATAGCCGAGAGTGTGCTTTGCGGCAACGGATAGATGCCAAAGACCCAATTCTTTGTTTATGAAAATCTCTTTGCCCTTATAGTGGAAAAAGCCAGTTTCATAAACTCCATGTTCATCTTCGATATGCTCCTCAATGAACTCAATCGGGAGCTTTGATATAGCCAGCGGCATAGGCTGCTTGTATTTCTTTAATTCTTCGCTTGTCATAATCCTTGGTATTTATAATTTTTACATTCCTGCGTTGAATCGACCATTGGTTTATCGCAACGCTTTTTTATCTCCTCGAAAGCTGTTTTGCGCCTGATTCTATTAGGAGCGTACATCTTGCTGCCGTCAATATCACAGATGAAATCCGTATATCGTATTCGACCATCGCAACCTGTGCAATCTCCGTAAATATCATCACGGTGAGGGCATATCTCGCACTTTTCGCCCTCCTCGCTTAAAGTTTCCTCTCTTTGGCAATGGATGCAGGAGGCGCAAAGCAACTGATTGTGCGGATTTTTCTTGCAGAACCTCTCGTGCTGATAAATCCCTGCCGCACTCTTTGATACCTTGGAACAATAGGAGCATTGGAACACGGTCTGATTTTCGAGCTTTTTCATTTCTCCCTCCTTTCCATTTCCTCGTTAATCATGCGCTGTATTTCCATTACCGCCTTGAAATCATCCCGCTTGATAGCTTCATCCCTCAATCTTTTAAGAAGCTCCACATAAGCGAGCCTGTGCATATTTACATCGGCTTTGATATATGCTTTAAGCACATCAATCTTATCTTCCAGCCTGCGAAGCCATTTACTTATAGCGAGGCAGACAAAGCACACGCAAAATGTATTGATGACAAACATTATTATCTTGGCTGCTATTGTGATTATTTCAGATGCAATCATAAGTCAAATACTACGTTAAATGGTTGATTTCTCAATGTCGGACGCTTGCTTATCACGAAATCATGCAAATCTTTGCTGTCTATCGGGAAGATAGGGCAATACTTGTATCGTAACGTGCAGACAAAGCGGCCTTTCAGCATCACGTCAATAAAGAGTGTTTTCATCTGTTATCTCCGCTGCCGCCAATCTTGCCCCTCTGCTTTCGGGATGCCAGCTTGGCATTGTTCATTTCTCCAATTTCTTCAAGAGTATATCCTAAATCACGAGAGAGGGTAGCGATATACCAAAGCACATCGCCGAGTTCCTTTGCCAATTCATATCGTATGCTTTCCGAGAAGTCGCCTTTGAAATCACGCAATACCTTTTTTACCTTGTCTGATACTTCTCCAGCTTCTCCCGTCAATCCGAGTGTCGGATAGATGATTTTATGCTCTTGCGGATATTGAGCCGTTTCGAGTGCCTTTTTCTGATATTCGTTGAGTGTCATTTCTTACCTCCTTGCTCTAAAAGTTTGTGATATTGATTATCGTTTAAGCTCTCTTGCATGAACAGCACTTTGATTAGCCGTTTACGCTCATCCTCTGTTAGCTCCCTATCATTATCAGGCTTGACATCGCTGTAAAGATGATGCTTTCGGCAGTAGGCGAGTAGGATATTCTTCTTCATGTCCTCAAAGTCTTTATCGAAATTGGCTTTATGCCATTCAAAGAGGCTCGCCAGCTCTGCATATTGCAAAGCCGTCATCTCTACTTCGATTTGGCTTCTTGATGCCTGATGATAGCTCAATGAGCCTTTTTGAGCTACCTTGCAATAGCATTGCACGAATAGGTCTTTATACAGCGCATTCCTTCCGATGTTGAAGCGATAGAATTTCAGTTGATTTTCATCCAATAGCTCCTCCATAGATACGCCGTATTCCTTGCATAGCTTTTCAAGCAATTTTCGGGCATTCTCGGCTTCTCCCTGCACCCCTCGTTCTGCGAGTGCCAACAGCTTTTTCAGCTTGTTTTTTATGCTTTCGTATTGTTCATCCATAGCTTTATCCTTTCATTCGTCCTAAAAAGGAGAGTTTTAATACATCGAACTGCTGACCTATCACTGCAAACTCCAGCATCGCTTTACCGTCTGCAAGGTCATTGCATCTCAACACAGCATAGCTTTCACCCGAAGTGGCTTGATAAGCATCCAAATCAATGCCTCCGATAATTCGGTCATCATCGCTGTTTGCGAAAAAGCTATCAAGGCTCTGTATGATGTGATTTTTCAAGTAATCATCACCGAATACAGATGCAATCTTATCTTGTTTCCTTAATGCGTATCTCATAATCAAAACAATTTTAATTGATGTGGTTGTTTATCTCTTTTCGCAATCGTTTTGGCGTATCGGGCGCATTTGTCACGGTAGGGGCAGTTGCCGTTCTTTGCCTGCATGAACTTCTCCAACCAAGCGTCAAAGTTATCTTCCCAGTTATCTCCACCTTTGGTATCTTCATCGTCATGCAAAAAGTTCAACAAATCGAAGCACATGAAAGCCTTACTATCTAATTTCCCGTCATGAAGCTCTACAAGCCCGTTACTCTGCGGTCTGCCCATTTTGACCTCCTTTCAGTAGTTCGGGATTGTCGTGGATATTGCCGACAATTCTTTTCCCGAATTTATTTATCCAGCTTTGGCGTATGCTTCCGCAGTTTGGGTACGCTCCGATAAATTCAGCCGTAAATGATGCGTCTTTTGGGTTGTAGCCGACCATGTGCCTCACTGTCTTGTGATAATCCATTCCGCTGCCGTCGTATCCCGATTCTATAATATCGCCCTCGTAAATTTCTTTGCCGTAAAAATCATATAGACCTGTAAATTGCCCTACGGTGTCGGGATGTACAGGTGACACCTCATCCATATACAATTCAACAGCTAAATTTGGTCTATCTTCAATCAACGTGCTATCAGTATGTGAACCGTGATATATTACAAAGCCGCCGACTATTTGCAAGAGGTCTCCATGCACCCATTCCTCGTTATCGAGGCGTTTTCCTCTAAATTTTATCTCACGCATCGTGTGCCTCCTTTCTTAAATCAGCCAACACCTTGTCATTGCAATTTTTGCAAAACAATTTATTGAGAGTTCCTTTGAGCATGACAAGATAGACATCATCATCTTCTTTGAATTTGTGGTTGCAGTTAAAACAGAGTCTTTGGACAGAAAGTCCTATACTTTCTCTCGACTTGCGAAACTGCCCGAATTTCAAAAATGGCTTATCAACGGCGTGCAGCACTTTATATGTCTTTTTGGTAATCTTAATGACTTCCATTGCTGCCTCCTTTCATCTTTTCGATTATTGCATCTGCAACGCTGACGCAGCTATTAGCAAGCTTATCAGGCGTAATCTCGCATTCAGGGTCAGAGAGGATGCTTTTTAGGCTTTCTCTCACAAGCTCAAATCTCCGAGCTTCCCAATCAACAGGCTCTTTGCGCACATACTCGATGTCATCAGCATCAACCTTGTCTTGTGACCATGTGATTTCACTAAGTTCATTGAAATCAATATCGGTGCTATCTTTTTGCAAGCCGAGATTGAGATATATTTTGTTCGGTATATTTTTCATCACTTTGCTATTTTAGTCGGGTGCATACTAAAACTCCAATCGAGAACATTAGGAACGGTAGCTTGAATGTTTCCGCACGTCATTCCGCAATTCTCTCTCACTATCTGCAATGCTTCGTCTTTCGATGTCGCATACACTTTGAAAGTTCCCTCAAAGACAAATTTTGTCCTGACGATATAATCTTTCCGCTTAGGTATAAAGCCCTCTATCTCCGTGAGCTTTATTTTCAAAGACCGCAACGCCTTTCGTATGCGCGTCTTTTCTTTCGGGTCATTGCAGGATGCCAGCTTGCTTTTAAGCTCCGCAATCCGCTGTCTGACCGCATCTGATTTAAGTCTTATCTCCATTGCTTGTTGAATTTTATTGTTTTTGCTTTGTTTCCTGCTCGCTACCGCATTTTCTCCGCTTGCCCGACCAACTATAAGCCTCGAAGAAAAACACGCGCTTAAATCGCTTTATTTGCGATAGGTCGTATTTCCGAAGATGATTACCTCCAACATTTCATTGAAGCGGTCGGCAATCCTGTCTCCGTATTTCTTTCTGACTTCATCTGCTTTGAGGTTGGTCGTGATGAAAGTGAACAGTTGCTGATTATATCGGTATTCCAACAGGTCAATCACGGGATTTAGCACATTCCCGAAATCTATCACCTCCGTTGCTTCCCTGCCCATATCCTCAATGCCGAGCATCGGTGTTGAGCGTATTTCGTGAAATGCTCTCGGCTCTTTGGCGTAGGCCGCTATCTCCTTTGCGTCAATCACTCGGATGCCTTTGCGCTCATCGCCGAAAATCCTGCAATCCGATAGCAAGTTCATTGCAGAGCGGAAAGCGTAGAGCATCGTTGTTTTTCCATTGCCGCAGATGCCACAAAGCATCACCCCGAACTTGCTGTTATCCGCTGTGAGGAACGCAGCCAGCTTTCGGCAATTCTCTTTCGTGCGCTCATCAGGAACAAAAGCACGATGCCTGAACTCGACCTCTGCCTGATATGCAGCCAAAAGAATGTCTGTTGCTTGCTCCTGCGTCATTTCCCACTTAAAACGAGGTTGAGTAATCTTTCTCGCCAGTAGCCGTGACTTCAAGGCTTCCACGTCTATTTTCTGATTTTTGCTGAAAATTTCCATAACGCTCTTTTTCTCGTTTCTGCCACGTTGCGATTGCAGCGTGCCAATTAGACATTTTATTCTTCCCGACCATCCAACCTTTGCTCTCGTAGAAATTGACGAACTGCTCTGCATCGACTGAATATCCTTTTTCTTGAACATAAGATTTTACATCTTCAAGAGAGGGAGGATGAAAAGGCGGTTTTCGCCTTTTCCCCTCTCTATTATTTTCTTTAATTTCTTTTATTTCTTTAATTCCGTCTACTATGGTGTTTACTTGCCTATTTACTATGCTATCTACTGCATCATCATTTGATTGTTCGCAATCGCTTTTATTACAGGGAGTTATGGTATCTGTTATGCTATCTATTAAAGAACCTAAACGACCCTCATTTATGCTGTCTACTATGGTATTTGCTTTGCTATCTATTTGCCTATCTATTGTATTGCTGCCTTTATCTTGATAACTTTCATAATTGCAGATAGTTATGATAGCTGTTTGCCTATGTAGCACTTTGCGAATTATCATGTTTTCAGCTTCAAGCAATTTTAGATACTTGATGACAGTATTATTGTTGCGTCCCCATCTCTCTGCGAGGAAAGAAATTGATGCAATCATCTGCCCACGATGCAGGGTGAATTTATGGGCATCGTGCAAGACTTCTTTATCTTCCCACGCTGCCATGAAAAGCAAATCAAGCCACCATTTAAGCCTTTCGGCATCCTGCCACAGCCAATGTTCGGCTATCTTCCTGTTTATCTTTATCCACCCGTCCATCGTTCATCAGCAAATGAAATCTACCCAAATATCAATGAACTGCTGTCCGCAATAAACTGCAAGCTCCTCAGATTTGAAGGCAAGACGAGAGCCGTAATTCGTACCCGAGTTCGAAGATGCGCTATTCGCGTACGCACAGGCGAGACCGCCATTCGCATACGCATTGTTGCTCGCACGACCAACGACACGGCTTCTTTCCTCCTCATCCATTTCTTCAAGCTCCTCTTTTGAGTAGATATAGAACCACGGAAAGTATCGCCATTCATCTTTGGTAAATTTCGGCTCCCATCCCTCATTGAGAGCGGCAGCAATGATGCGGAGTTTGAGATAAGCTACATAATCCTTGCTGACATCCTTATCACCTACTAACTGCCAACGCTCGTAATACTCTTTGACGAATTGATTATCATCGCCTAATTCTTTCAAGGCATCATCAAAGGTCTTGATGCGCTCTCTGACATCTTTCGGCTTGAAAAAGTCTATCCCGAATAGTGTTTCAAGCGCATGGAGCGTGCCATAATCGTTTGTATTGCGTGCTGTATTGTAAACTTTAATCACGCTATCTTTTTTGATTTCAATCGTTTCTTTATTCATTTTCAAAATATCTTTTAGTTCATTTTCTGTAAAGCAACTTGCGCATTCGATTATAAAGTGCGACAGATGCGCTTTGTCGCACCAATAGCCGAGACGGTCACAATTTACAATATCAAGCCCTCTGTTTTTGGTAAGCTCAACGAATATCTGGCCATCTTCTTCTTTGCGGCTATCATCCTGTTTCACTATTAGCATCGCATTCTATCTTTTCTAATCGTTTGATAATCTTTTTCGTTAATCTCACGGCGTTATTCAGCCGTAGTTTCGTCTGCACCGCTTTCTCATCCATGTTGTCGAGAATAAGCGGCAATGTGCGGAGTAAAGTCTGCACAATATCGTTCGGTATCGTTCTCATATCAATACGGCTCTTTGTTAAGATTGATTTCCATGCCTGATTTAGCGATATAGACAGGCTTTCCCGATGTTTCTTGCGCCTCCCTTTGGAATTGCTCGGCATCGCTGTTATTTCCGCTTAGATGCAGCAAAATCACTTCATTTACCGATGACAGGTCATTGGCTCGCAATATCTCTTTCGTGGTCTGCAATTCCATGTGAGAATGGAGAAGCCTGTCACGCATTGAGGCAGGCACAATGCCGTTGTCGATATTGTATTGCAGGATTTTGTCTGCATAATTCGCTTCAAGCATTATATGATTGAGCTTTGGCAGCTTGTATTCAAGCATCATCGTATCGGTGATGAAAACCAGCTTTCCCATCTCCTCATGCTCAATGATAAAGCCGACACACGGCACATCATGCACGACCGACAAGGGCAATATCTTGAACCCTCCGACCTTGTAGCCGTGTATCGGCTCAATCTCTTTGCAAAAGGGGCTTGTGATGCCTTGACGTGCGAACACATCAGGCAGGGCAAGAACCTTTATACCGCATTTCAAGAACTCCCGAATATATTTGGCATGGTCGTTATGTGCATGGCTCACCACACAGCCCTTGATATTGCTAATCTTGAATTTCAGAGCTTTTTTCACCTCTGCCATAGAAATGCCTGCCTCGATAATCAAAACCTCATCAGAAAGCAAGGAACGCAGGATATAGCAATTCCCAGACGATGAGCTGCCCAAACACTTTAAGACCATAGCCAAATACTTTCAAGATTAGTAATCGGGAGCATCATTAGTCGGAGCGGCGGCGTTTCCCTCCGCTTTCGCTTGCTTGATTTCTCCTGTTTCGGTATCAACCTCCTCATAAACGACATTCGCGTCAATCGCCATCTTGTTAGCGTTGTCGGCAAGCAAGCCGTTTCGGTCTGCAAAATCCGCTCCCTCCATATCGCCTGATATTGCGTTTTGCATCTCGACAGAGAGGTATCCGTATTTCGACAGCAAACGGCGGATGACAGTCTTTAATGCCATGTCGTTGAAATTGCCCTCCCAACCGACTTTCTTTGCGACAACGCCGTCATTGGCTTTTGCGATAAGCTGCTCAATCGTGGTCTTGTAGCCGATAGACGGAGAGTAGCGTTTTGCATACTTCGCCATATCCTCGATAGGCACATAGAGCGTCTTTGAAAATCCGTTGAGAAGCTCGAAATAACAGAAGTAGCCTACAATCTTGTCGCTTTTCTTCTCTCCGTCGAACGCGATTTCTCCTGTGAGCTTGTTTACTTTGCGCAACTCTCCCTCGTAGACATAATCAGCATTGATTGTCTTGTACTGCCCTGTGCGCATTGCAAGCTGGATATACCCTTTATATCCGGGTATAAAAGTAGGGGTAGGAACTTTGTCATATATAGGCTTGTGCGTTTGAGGGTCTATCACATCGTTTCCATTCTCATCAACGCGCTTCACGCTATTATTATAAACCACGATGTAAGCAAAGCCGAGTGCCTTGTTGAGCGGCAGCCTTAATGTCGCTGCCCTCAATGCCTCGCATACAAGAGCATTGGTATTGCACATCTGCAATGATTTATCACCATTGTATAGGTCGATGAGCGATGCAACGAAAGCATCCTTATGCTCTCCGAGAGCGTTCTTGAATTGCTGCTGCACGCTCTCCGCTTTCAGAACCGCCGCAAATTGTGCGGAGGTTGATTTCTGTAATTGATTGTTTTCCATGATGAAAATTATTTATCGTTGATTATAGCTTTTGCAATAGTCTTGACAGCACCCATTTTCACGCCCTCTTTGAACAATGAACGGGTAGCATCTTGTGTCGCCAGTTCGGAAATGCACTTGATTATCTCAAATCCATTGCCTCCTAATGCAATCAATTGTTCGGTATCAGGCTTTTCTCCCTCTTTCGGCGTTTCTGCCACGAGCAAAACAAAGCCTCGATTTACTTTGTCGCTTTCGCAACCATTCTGCAATTCTGTTGCAAAGTCCTTTACTTTCTTCAAGAACTCGCTGCTAAATTCTTTTGTCTCCATTGTTAATTGAATAAATCACGTTGAACATTATTTTTGATGATAAGATTTTCGTCAAAGGTCACGACAAGGCGTATCTGCTGTGATGCAGTATCAAGCAACTTGTTTACGCTTTCTGCATTATCACAGAAGATAGGAGCGGTGATGCCCTCAAACTTGCATATCGCATTGATTATGTCAAGTCCTGCATTCACTTTCTTTGCATCATTGAGGTCTGAATAAGGTATGCCGTCCACGGTAGCAATACAGGTCTCCACTTCGCCTCCGTTTATCTGCTTTTCATACATCTTGAACTTGACAAGTGAGAACATGCCGTTAATGCGTTTATCGACAGCCTCAATCCTTGCTTTGGTAAACTCCGCAATCGTGAACTCGATGCCCTCTAATTCTGCAAGCTCCTCGGATTGTGTGCGCAACTGCTTTTCAAGCGCGGCAATTCGGGCGTTATTCCGCTCGATTATGTCTTTGTTTGCAAGTATGGCATTGAGAGAGTAAATCTCATTGTCTATCTGCTTGCATTGCTCTTTGAGGTCTGCGTTGCTCGCCATTTCAAGAGGCTTTTGCATTTCGGCTTCGAGCGATGCAATCTGCTGTGATAGGTCTTTCCATTTTTCGTCAGCTTCGATAACAGGCGTTGCATCAGGGCAAGATAATTCTGCTGTATATGCTTTGGCTGATTTTAGCGTTTCGATTTCAGACTTTTTGGCTGCAATAGTTTTTTCCGTTTCCTTGATTGATATCTCCAACTTGTGCATACGCTCGGTGTTCGCTTTCCCGACCTTTCTATTTTCTTCAAGTTCATTCGCCTTTCGTGTATTGAAACGTTGCGTCATTTCCTGCTGCTTTGCCTCAATCTCATCAGGCTCAAATGGTCTGTGACAGGTAGGGCAGCGAAAATCGTCCTCATTGAATTGCAGCGTCTCGGCATTGATTTCTTTCCACTCCGCAATCAGCTTCTCACGATAGGATTTGCAGTTTTCCAAAGTCTTCCTATCTCGTTCGAGCTGTTCTTCGCTATGCTCTGCCTCGCGTGACAAGTCTGCAATCTTAAACACAATCTCTTGCTTATCTCGCAATGCTTTATTGTATTCGGCTTGTACCTCGTTCTTGATTTTATTTTCAAGAGACCACTTTTCTTGCGTAAGGTTAGCAAGCGTCTTTGCTTTTTTCATCCGCTCATCATTGGCGGCTGCGTATGCTTTCGAGGCATCGGCTATTTGAGCGTCGAATGCGTCTTTATTGCGTTTCTTTACTTCAATGGCAGCTTTGATTGAATCCCAATCTTTTTCTTCGGGCATATCTCTTTTGCGCTCATCTATGCGGTCGGGGATAGTGTCAATCTCTGCTTTGATGCGCTTTTTCTTTGCTGCAATCTCTTTCTTATATTCGTCAAGTGTCTTTCCCGTGAGCTTATCAAGCAATGCTCTGAAATCCTCATTTTCCGCTGCAATCTCATCATCGGAGATATTGCCAGCCATACGGAAAAGCATCGCTCTCTGCACATCGGGCTTTTGCTGATTAAAGTAGAGCGGATTGGTGATGAACTTAAATACCTGTTCCGTACAGATATTATCTATCTTCTCGCTCCATTCCTTGACAGAGCAAGGCACATCGTTAAAAAGACGCTCTTCTGTATTTCCTGTGAACTCCGCAACCGCCGAGCCTCTTTTCTTTTGCCATTTCTCTATCAGTCGGCGGCAAAGGGTGATTTCTTCACCGTTCACCAAAAGAACTGCCGATACCTCATGCGGCACATTCTCAATCACATTGCCATTTGCATCTTTGGTCTTGATGCCGAAGTCTTTTCGGTCATCGCTGTTTTTCCCAAAGAGCAACCATGTGAAAGCGTCAAAGATTGTAGTCTTTCCAGAGCCATTACGCCCTTGAATGGTCGTGATATGCTCGTTGAACTCAATCGAAAAATCCTTGAATGCCTTGAAATTCAGCAAGTGCATTCTCTTGATAATGATATTCTTCATTGCACGTTGAATTATTTGATTATTAAAACTTTGGATGCGTTACGGCGTAAGTCATCGCTTTTTGCTTGACCTCATCGTTTGTCGGGATGCGCTGTTGTAGCTGCCATTCCTCAATCTCCGATTTTTTGAAATAGGTGAGCCGACCTTGCTTGTAATGCGGTATGTTCCTCTCGCTGACAAGATGCCTCACACGGCTCTCGGAAAGGTTGAGCATTAAGGCGACCTCGCTTGTATCAAGAACCGATTTTGAGCCGATTACCATTAGCCGTTCAATTCTTGCCAATCTTTCTTCTACTCCCATAAATCGTCCTCCTCTTTCGTCAGTTTATCAAGTTCGGGGATGAGATTATTCTTACTCCAATTCTCGATAAGTCGATACATTGCATAGCCAGCACCGAAGCCGACCACCTTTGAAAATATCATGTCGCCGAACCATGTAGGGCTATCATCGTCAGGAACCCCGAAAATCCCTATAATTGCGACAAATCCTAAGAGAAGCAATACATAGTATCGCCAGTTCAAAAACGCTTTCATATAGCTTGCGCCTCCTCTCGCCTCGGAAATAAGCTATCAACGCTTACATTGTATCTTTGGGCGATAGTAGCCTGTGCAAGCTCATCAGGCACTTGCTTGCCTGAAATCCACATCCTGACGGTCATCTCGGAACGATGCGTCAATGTCGCAATCTCCGAAATGAACTCCTGTGCAGGTGTCGGTCTGCTTTTAGCTTCTTGGTAAAGCTCGATAAAGCTCTTTTGCCTCATAACTCAAAGTATTTTTACCGTTAATTATTCGCCTATTAAGCACTTATTTATTATTTTTGCACCAAAAATCATTTTTCAATGCAGCAATAACTTTCCTTATTGCTCTGCAAAGATAGAACATATCTCTGATATATCAAAGCAATTTTCTGAGAATGTTCTGATGTTAAAACTTTTTAATACTTGGCAATATGGATAAAAGTGTGAAAGACAGAACGATAGAATTTGTGAAATACAAGGGCATTACGATGAAATCCTTTGAGATTAAATGCGGTTTATCTACAGGATATGTCACTTCAATGCGAAAAGGATTTGGTGCTGATAAGCTGAACAATGTTCTGACGGCATTCCCAGAGCTAAACAGAGATTGGCTGCTGTATGGAGAGGGAGAAATGATAAAGAGCGGTGTATCGCAAAACGCCAACGGAGATAATAATACACAAGTTGCAGGGAACGGCAATAATGTAAATTCCTCTCCGACACTCGATAAGGCTATTGATGAGATTGCCGAACAAAGAAAGCTCGTTGCGAAATCGCAAGAGCAAATTGACCGCCTTTTGGCGATAATTGAGAAAATGCAAGCTATTTAACAAGGAGGTTTAATATGGAAACGCCATCTTTATATTTGGATTTTATAGACGCTCAAAGAGCTTATATAAAGAATGAGTTATCAGATAATGTGGTTTCGGCTCTATTATTGAAAATAGGGAAAGAGATAGACCGATGCAGAGTATATAATGAACCGAGTGCGGAGCTTGAAAAGCTCTACGATAATGCTCTTTGGCTCAAATGTGAAACGATTAAATGATGATGATATGAAAAAGATTATACCTATTATAATAATGATGATTTGCGCTTTCACATCATGCTCCGATGATGATGAGCCAATCGAAAGCGCAACAGAACAGCAAGCCAAAGAGATTGCTTCTGTGCTTAATGGAACATTCGTCAATAATGATGATGATAAAAATATCCATGAGATAACATTTGCGCCTTATCCTGCTCCCCAAGAAGAGGATTTTACAATACCAGGCGAATATATAGATATTGATAAAAAGGTAATGGTATATGGCGAATGTGAGGAAGTAGAGTATTTCGGAGATATGCCAATCAGCACCGAATGGCGATATATTATTGATATTCCTTATGAGGGCGCACAGCCTGAACTTTGGTTTTATCCAATAAGCGTATATGGCAGATATGAGACGCATGATATAACTATCATCAACAGCACATCTTTTGTCCTTGATGATAAAACCTATTATAAGCAATGAGTAGGAGGAGAGTATATAATGCCGATACAATTTCTATCATGGAGCGGTTCTTTTTAGCTTTTCAAGCCTCATTGGATAATAAGCTGATAAAGAATATATCTATATTCTGCACCGATAATAAGATAGATAAGCGTCATTTCTATGCTCAACGCAAAGATATGGGGCGAGGCTTCTTTGAAGTCGGTTGGCTCGTGCCGCTCATCCGAGATTGCGGTGTATCGGCAAATTGGCTTTTGACTGGCAAAGGCACAATGTTTGTCGGATGA